ATAGGATATCGGACCGTAGGGACCAAAACGGGCGCGGGGTCACGGGCCTGGAATATTAAATGGTCCGGTGAATCAGTTGAAAAAGATGTTCCCCGAAATACATTTACGATCGAAAAAGATAAAGAATAATGAAACTCACTAGGTCTCTGCTCAAACAATTGATCTATGAGGAAATTGCCCAAGCCGAGCCCTCTCGCTTTGATCCTACCGATGTTGCCGAGGAAAAGAAATGTGACGCCGGTGAACATCGATGTACTTCGGGAGGGAAATGTACTAAAAAATCATGTAACCATCCAGTGGGAATGATTGCGTCGGTAGATCTTAAAGAAAAAATTGAACAACTAGTTAGAGAGGAATTTGAATCTGTGAGGGGTACAAAATAATGAAAAAACTATTAACTGATAGCTTAGTATTAGCAAAGCAAATAGCGCTACTTCAAGCTTCTAGAGAAGTATATGTAGTTCTTGCGGCAGCAAAGCTCGGAGCCTTTGCAGCCGGAGTAGTTGCAGCCAGTATTTTACTTTAAATAAACAAAAAAATAGCATGTTTTGATTACCTCCTAGTTACTATAGGGGGTAATTTTTATGTTACGACTATTATTTGTTGGTTTATCTCTTATATCTTTAATCGCCTGTTCGCCGGCTTTGCCGTCTCCTGTAGATGACGATGACGCCACTCCTCAGAGCGAAGATGTGGAGGTTCCTTTATACGATCCCGGCGTTGACTGGGAAATATGTGCGTCGTCGGAAGGCGATCACCCATGCAATATTATTGCTGTTGATCACAATGGCGACGAATTTGATTTATATGCTAACTACGGATCTTTGATTGTAGTTGATCTTTCTGCTATGTGGTGCGGACCATGTAACAGCGCGGGCGCTCATGCCCAAGAGGTGCAAGACATGTACGCCTCAGATGATCTTATATATGTTACTGTTTTAATTGAAAATCGTCACGGTGTTCCACCATCAGAGGCTGACATTCAGCAGTGGGCTTCTGACTATAACAATACCACATCTCCAGTAATAGCCGGCGATCGGGGTATGCTTACGAGCAGTGGAGGTTCCTGGGATCTTACGAGTTGGCCAACTTTCTTTTATATTGATCGAGAGATGGTTATTCGAGATGTAGACAAGGGATACAGCGCAACAGAAGTTGTTTATTCGATTGAATGGTTGCTGACGTTGTGATAAACTGAAGTTATATAAGGTGAAACGTCACAGTTCCAGAATTGCTAAAATTACTGACTGGGCTCTTTTTATTCTTACGCTACTCACTTTTTTCGACTTGGTCATGACAATATTGTGGGTGGCTTCTGGCGAGGCCACGGAGGCAAATCCAGTAATGGACTTTTTCCTTCAAAGGTCATTTTGCTTATTTGTCATAGCAAAGCTCTTTTTGACTTTTGGCGGAATATTGATTTTAGATCGATACAAAATTGTTGCGGATAAGTTTATTTTCAAGGCTTCTTTATTTCTTGTATTAATTTATGCGCTCTTAACAGGGTGGCATATTATTGGCGCCTTCGCGACTCTTACATAGTCTGATTCTGTTGTCGATTACTACTTAGTATACGATGATAAATATCAAACACCTAGAAGAGGCCGGCCAGAATTATTTTCAACACATGTGGTTTGCCGGATGGGTAGCAGTTCGGCTATTGGTAACAGCGATTGTGTTGTTGCTTCATGCTATTCTACCAATTCTTCAAATGCCTAGGTCTCTTGATATTGCGCGCACATCTGATTTTTTGTTTGATAAAGATTATGATTTAAGGGTGCGCAAGATGAAGGTGATGGACAGAGATGCATCAAATACAAAATAATACAACTGAAGATATCACCCATCTAGTTGATATTATCGAAAAATTCTTGCCGTATAGTCGGGAAAAGCTTGGATTTCACAAGCCTGTTATGCTTTCTTTTCAATCCGATGAGGAAAACGCTAATCGCATCCTAGGCAAGACAGCCTTCTATAATCCGGCAGATTTTAGCGTGACGGTGTTCATTACTGGGCGCCATCCAAAAGATGTTTTGCGCTCTTTGTCTCATGAATTGGTTCACCACGCACAGAATTGCCGTGGAGACTTCTCAGAAAATGATAATGTGGGCCAAGGATATGCTCAAAAAGATCCCCATATGAGAAACATGGAACTCGAAGCTTATGAAAAAGGAAATATTATCTTTAGAGACTTCGAAGATCTAATTAAAGCGGGGAAGATTAACATCAAACTAACTGGAGAACCCAAAATGACAATTCAAGAGTGGAAAAATAACGAGCTTAATAAGCTGTTACTAGAAAAATGGGGATATCGCAAAGAAGACGATAAGGCCGAAGAAGACGAATCCGCCAACCAACGAGGAAATCAAAAGGTTTCTATGGAAGACGAGATGGATCTAGAGGAAGGCGCCGCAGATTGGAAGGCTATAGCTGATGCTCCAGAAGATCCCACCGATGTCCCTACGGCGACCGCATTACAACAAAAGCGCACCAAAGAGCGCGGCGAATGGGGAAAGAAAGTTCGTGGAAAGAGCGGTGTTACCGGTAAGCGCGACAGACCCTTTCCAGCTGGATCGAAGAACGTGATGACCATGGGCGAAGGTTGTCCCCATGACGAAGACCAAGAAGATGAAGATACTGAAGTTGATGAGCGAATGCTTACCCTAAAAGAGGCTCGCGACGTTGCCCGTAGAATTTTTGAGCGTATTCAAAAGGAACTGTAATGGACTTAAATCGTATGACAAGAAACTTCTTGCTTGGCGAATCAAAAAGGCCCGCAGTGGAGAGTTATATTCAATCCATTCTTGAAACTCTTAATGCGGTGATGCCCAGGTCTCAGCGAGATACGCGACGGATCGAGATGGCAAAAACTAATTTACGAGAAGTTCGCAAATATTGTAGAACTATGCAAGAACAAATTCAAGTACTTGAAGAGCAAGTTAACTTACTAGAAGAAAGTAAAGGAGACTAAAATATGGGTGCTGTTCAAGGCCATATGTCTCACCTTTATGACAACCCGAACTTAAAGTTTGGTCAAATAAAGGATGTATTTCAAAAAGCCGCCAACGGAGAATTGGAAGGTACCGAAAAAACCGATGGCCAGAACATCATGCTGTCGTTTGACGTCCGCGATAACACAGCTAGAGCTTCGAGAAATAAAGGACACTTCAAGGCCGGCGGATTAACTCCGGACGAACTTCAGACATTTTTTGGGGGCCGAGGAGATTTAGAACATTCCTTCTCCGACTCTTTTCGGGCATTTGAACAAATGGCGCGTAGCCTCCCTGAGGATGCTCAAATTAAACTTTTTGGCCCAGAAGCTAACATCTATTATAATGCAGAGGTTCAAGATCCTCGCACATCTAACGTTATCAATTATGATGTGTCCACCCTGACTATTCACAGAAAAGGCCATGGAGAATATAACAGAGAGAACGGCGATCTAGTTCGTCCGGTTCCGGAAGAGTATGCAGCTTACTTAGAAGATCTTCTGGGGCGCGTCGAGGATAGAATCGAAGCAACAGATTACAGAGTGCAAGTTAATGCGATAAGACAATTAGAAAAATTAGCAAATGACAGCATTCTTAACCTTGCTACTGCGCGCCTAGATAGCTTTATGTCCGCAGCGGGCCTCTCTGACAATAATACAGTTGGGGAATACTTAGTACAGTCGTTAGAGCGCAAGATCGATGCTACGATCCCGGAAATAAATTTAGACGCCAAAAAGCTTTTAATGAAACGCATGTTCGAAGAAGTATACGGTACCGAGGACAAAAAGAGAAAAGTTACACAACGAGCCATCAAAGACAGTCTAGAAAACCCCGATCAAGCGCCGGAAATAAAACCCCTTATTGGCAATTCTAAACTAATTGTTGGAGACTTTATTCTGCCGCTAGAAGACATCGTTCATGATTTCTCAGTCGAGGTGCTTCGAAGCCTAGAGAGTGCATTCATTGCTGACAACACTGCTGAGCTAGAACGTCAAAAGGGAGAGGTGCGTAAAGCGATTGAAGCAATCGAAGCATCTGGTAATGAAGAGGCGATGAAGATTTTACAGCAGCAGATGAGAAAGCTAAAAAATGCAGAAAATATATCTACGGCCGCCGAAGGGTTTGTTTTTGATTATGACGGCCATACCTACAAGTTCACCGGAAACTTTGCTCCCGCTAACCAGATTTTAGGACTCTTCAAGTATGGTCGAAAAGGCATTCCGCCTCTTCAGCCGATCGACGCATCAGAAGTTTTATACGAAAAGCTCGATTACGTTATAACCTCTGAAAAACCATTTATTGCCCTTTATCCCGGCAAATTTAAGCCACCTCACGCGGGACACCTTGGGGTGGTAAAAGAATTGGCCAACAACCATGGGGTTTCAAAAGTAAAAGTAATGATTTCACCCCGCCCCCACAAAGGAATAACTGCCGAGCAATCTAAGAAAATTTGGGAACTCTTTCTTAAGGGTCTTGTGTGGGCAGATAAAGTAGAGGTTGAAATTGCTAAGAATCCGTCTCCAGTTGGAGCTGTTTATGATTATATTGATAGTGCCTCTTCGTCAAAGCCAGTTTTGCTGGCTGTAGGAGAAAAAGATGAAAAGGACGGCCGATACGCTGCAGCCATAGAAAGAGGACAATCAAGACCACAGCGCCTCAATCAAGCTCCGCTGGATGTGGTGATTGATGCTATCCCATCCCAGGCCGGCGGATTATGTGCTACCGATATAAGAAGGGCCATGACAGAAAAAACACCCAGAAGTATAGCGAAAGTGAGAGAGTGTTTACCTCCCCATATCTCCCTAGAAGATAAAGAAGAAATTATGAAGCTTATGACGCCGGCGGTCCAGGAGGTGCCGCTTGCGGAATCTTTTCGCACCGATGATCTTTATGGGCTAATAGACGAAATTCTCGATGAAATGTCAAGCATGGGAGGAGGTAACGTTCAAGGAGCCGCAACCTCTAGTACTGGAAAGGGCCCATGGGTCGATGCAGATATAGAAGAGGAAAACGAAGAGCAAGCAAAAGACTCGGAACTAAAAGGTGATGTAAATGCATTAATTCATGAAGTGGCTAACTATTTACTGCAGCCGGGGATTTAACTTATGATTGATAGAAAAGAATTTATGGAAGAGATAGCACTTAGAGAGCACATTCGTGCAGCCATCAAAGTAGTTAAAGCACGCCGCTCAGCGGCGGTGCCACCTATGCTAGCCGAAGAAAAGGAGCTGAGGTCTTTTATCAGACAATTGATTAAAGAGGGCTCCCCCGCTGTGGCGGCCGAACCTGTGCACGCCAATACGGGCATTAATGCTCTAGAGGATTTGTTTAAAAATAGCAATCTGTTAACAGTTCTAAGACAGGGATATAAGTCTCTTACGAGCCGAAAGGAACAGAGAGAGTCGTATAAAAACCACATCTTGAACGCTGTAGATTCGGCACTCGAAACCCAGGATTCCATCTATAATGCAGATCATCCCGCACTTCAGGAGGATGTCAATATTTCTATAGAAGAAGACGAAGTTGACCCAGCCTTTATTGACGTCGAAAAAAAAGAGCCCACTGAAGAAGAAGAAGTTGATGCTTTTGCAATAACCGGACAAGATAAAACGGGGCGTAATCGCGCTTACACCGACTTCAAGAACATTGATAAGAATTTAATTACCGCCTTTGACAATTTAGATGATCCAAATGATCGTGCTATGTTTAAGGATTATCTCATGACAAACTTAAATTTATATTTTGAAAGGTTTGAGGAAGAACTCCCTGCAGACCTTCCTGCGCCGGAGATTGAAACACCCGAAGGTGCCGACATAGCCACCGGAGAAGAAGTGGCTCTTGATACTGAAGAGATTGTAGAATGGCTAGCCTCCCACGACACGAAAAACTAGGTCGTAATCGATATTTCAGCGTTTCTCATAAATTAAGAAATGAGGGAAAATCGTCTGAAGAATTTGAAGCGATTCTATCTACCTTAACTTTGGAAGATTTGATAGCTTTACGATTAGAACTAGCTGGACGTTTAACAAGGGGAAAAATTCATGGTCTGCTTCAGTGGAAATCTCTTCCAGATGTCATCAAGGATGCTGCCATCAAGGCGGCCCTAAGTATTAGTAGCACTAGAAAGGATGCTACCAGGATTCTGGGAATATCTGAGAGAAACTTCAAGAAAGCAGTAAAAAAGTACGATTCTATAGATTTTTTTGTTGATGAAACCGATCACTAGCATAATTATTTTGTATAGTCAAGTCTTAAAGCCTAGAAATTAGTATGATAAGCTCTAGGTTGGACGGACGGGTTTCGAACCAAAGGGGGTGACAAGGTTTCGACAGGGTAGAGAAACTGAATGGTGCAGGTTGTGCAATCTGAGATGATCACATTAAACTTAACTCAGAATTAACTTAACTGCCAACAACGCAGATTACGATTTAGCCTTAGCTGCTTAGTCCTTGGTTGCTCTTCACCAAGTGTTCAAGAAGAGCATTGATAAGAGAAACGCTTTTGTTAATGATTGCGGATTAAAAAATTAACTATTTTGCTGCTTTAGAAAAAACAGCTAAACCTGTGAATGACCTGAAAGGGAAAATGCTTTGGACGTGGGTTCGATTCCCACCACCTCCACCAAATATATTATGTATTTATCATATGGACTCTCAGACACTATTAAAGCTCTTAAAAAAATGGCAGTCGGCTTTTTCCTAGCGGGAGCTATTCTTCTTTCTGTACTATATCTATTAATTTCCCCAGCTATAGCGTCTGACTATACCTCTAACTATGAAAAAATTCATGCTATCGATCGATCCCCACCAAGGGTTGCAAAATGGAAGTACACTCCCACCGTATTGGTGTGTGAGCACGCTCCAATAGACCAGATACGTGTTAGCAGTACAGTAGCATTTTGGGAGCATCTTGGGTACAAGTTTTACAGAACCATATATAAAGAAAATCACCTAAACAAATGTACGTCGCCGGCACCAAAGGGCTTTATAGTTGTTAAACTAGTTTCTCAAGAGGAGCTAGCCGGAATGAAGCCAACTACTCTAGCTCAGACCCATTTCTATGTCGACAATCAAACGTCCGAAATAGAGTGGGCTATCATATACTTGCGGACTGAACCTATAGCCCGTGTTTTTGAACACGAAATTGGACACGCATTGGGTTTTTTACATTACAACAAGATTGGTCATCTAATGCACGAATATGTTGCGCCCGGCGGCTGGAGCACTGAAGGCCTAGACGACTAATTTTATGTTTTATTAGAATGCTTCAAAATATTTTCTTAACAATATCGACTTTAATGGTTATAATAGTAGCTGTCGGTATGTTCACCGACAAAGGATTAGGAAGAAAACGTTGAAAAAAGAAAAAAACAAAGATCACAGAGATGGGCCTTCATGGAATAAGGTAGCACGATTTGAACAATATTATGCGGCCGATGCTCGCCGCCAACAGCTCCTAGCAGCAGACCCCGAACTGCAAGTCAAAGTTCATCGAACAGGGCCAGACGGGTGTTATTTTAGTGTCAAGACGCGTGTAGATCCGGTGATAGACAAACTAAGATCTAAAATGCGTAGAGGAAAGAAATAAGTGGAATGGAAGTACTAGCATTCCAACACAGGGGAAACGGCCACGGCAAAGGGCGCCGCAAGCACGGCAAAAAGAAGAGAAAAAGTCGCGCTAAAGGAAGCCGATCGAGCAAAAAGAAGTGAGAGCAATAAAATTAATAATAGTTCTTCTATTATTAACTTTTTCCTCCTGTAACGCTTACAGCGAAGGCCCCGATTTAGACCTAGATATGGATCAAACAGGTTGGGCGTGTGAGCATAATCTGTGGAATATCTGGCTATATAGAGAAACGTTCAATGTGCAACTGGTCCAAGCTTACTTTTACTCAGAACCAAATCAGCTGGGATGGTATCAGGCACTTCCAGAATCAGAAGAAAACTATTATCAGAAAAAATTTATAGATATAGGTAGACAATGCGCGCCATATGATGTAAAATACATTATGTACTTCACAGATAAAGAGCCTGAAGTGGTTTGGATGCACTGGAATGAATCATCGGAGTAATACTCGAAAACAACGTTATGACAAAAAACTTAAAAATGCCACGAAGTATCCGATTAGCCTCTGCGCTATTAACTTTCGTGTCGACGACAATTTTGGCTATCTTGTTAGGGCTGCCGCTTGCTTTGGCGCTGAAAGGATTTATGTTATTGGACACCTTCCTGACCGTCGTGCAGTAAAGGCATCATCTGGGAGCCTTATAGATTATGTGGAACTTATCCAGTTTTCTTCGCCGTATGAGTTTCTCACTTCCATGGAAGTCGGAAAAACTCAGATCGTATCTGCAGAACTGGCGGAAGGAGCTAAATCCCTTTCTTCTTATAATTTCAATTTTGATCGCCCTGTTTGTTTGGTTGTTGGCAACGAAGAGACTGGAGTCCCTGTTGATATTCTTCAGCGGTCCGAAGTAGTGCAGATAGATATGCCCGGCGTAGGATTCTGTCTTAATACAGCTCAGGCCGCCAATATATTACTTTATGAAGCCGTTAAACAATACAATGAAAAGAGATAAACAATGGGTATCCTAGCTTTTTTGTTGTTTGTGGGGGTTGGGATTCTTATAATAGTACATCTACACCTGGAAAAAAATGACTGAAATAGGTAAAGACGATATAATCTTACAGGCAGCTATAGAATTTGGTCCTGATTACTTGTATAGTATAAAAGACAGTAACATGGGACCAACACTGTATGTGGAAGTTAACAACAAGGACGAATCGAACCGAATGAGAAAAGAAATTCCTCATTCATACGAAGGGCTAAGAACTATTGTGATTTGCAGCGAAAGGATAAATTAACAAGACATGACAAAGTGGAGCGACAAGACATTATTAAAATCAATAGCCAACCCATCGGGGGACGGGTACGAGATCAATATTAAGAATCCAGAGATTACCTTTATAGGAGTAAAAGACCAGCCGGATTTTGCTACTGTATACCTTATTTTTTATCCTAAAAATTCTGTTATTGAATTAAAATCATTAAAGAGGTATTTTCAAAATTTTAGAAACACACTAGTATCTTATGAGCGGTTAATAAATGTAGTTTATGATGACCTGATAGAGGTCTATGATCCAAATCGCCTAAGAATCGAAATGGAATTTAGGCCCCGAGGTGGTATTTCTTCTCGGCTTGTGATAGATTCTGATTGGTCTATTAGAGGGGGAGCCGAGAAGTTTAAAGATTGGGTTGGGAGAGAAAATCAATGGTAGCCGGCCTGCAACAAAATAAAGATTAGTGTTGACTTTGTTGAGCTAATAGGATAAAATAACAATATGACAGGTGATCTTGGATTTATCATAGCTAGCGCCGCCGTCGTTATGAGCACAGCAGTGCTGTTAACGGGAAAAAGCATTTTTGAAGAACAAAGGCTAGCTATGCAAAAAATATGGTCTCGCCTCCGCTATTTGGAGGTCGCCATGTCCTATCACGATATGGTGCCCCTTCCGTGGGAAAATGAAGAATTTAACGAGAAATTTGAAGACATGGAAAAGACTCGTAAATTTAAGCGCGCCGGAAACGTCGTTTATATGGAACAGGAGGGCGACTAATGCGGTGTAGCTCAATGGTAGAGCATTCGGCTGTTAACCGAAGGGTTGCAGGTTCGAGCCCCGCCGCCGCAGCCATTCTCATGCTTTTTGTTCTTGGGGGGTGTTTTTTCACCTATGATGATGGACGCCGCGACGGTACCATCTCTTCTCACGAATATTATGATTATTATCCTTACATTATAGATGTAGGGTGGGACTGTTACGACGGGGGCCCCTTTGACGACTGGTATTTTTTGGCCCGAACTGATCATACATATGATTGGTATCAAATATACTACTTGAGGATTACGATGTATTCCCTGTATGAAACAGAAGTTTTTGAATTTAAGGAGTACGACCACACGCGCGGCTACTTTGAGACTGACACTAATTTGTATAGAATTCAGTGCGGAGATCCTGTCGACATAGAATACACAGTTGTTGACAGAGACGGAAATTGGGAAAGTTTTACGCTTTACTGGTAAATAAGAACTAAGGAGAAGAAATGGCTAATAGAACCCCCTATACTACAATTATGCTTTCTGGAGGATTTGATCCTCTACACATCGGTCATGTGCGTATGATATTGGCCGCGGCTGATTTGGGAAACGTTATCATAGCGACCAACAGCGATCGATGGCTTATGAAAAAAAAGGGATATATTTTTATGCCCTGGGAAGAGAGAGCAGAGGTTATCAGAGCTGTTAGAGGCGTGGAAGATGTTATACGAGTTGATGATACGGACGGCACTGTATGTGCAGCCCTCCGCCGCGTCAAACCAGACATATTCGGTAACGGCGGAGACCGTACTAAAGACAACACTCCAGAAATGGAAGTGTGCAAAGAATTAGGTATTGAAATGGTTTGGGGTCTGGGAGGCACTAAGATACAAAGTAGTTCCGATCTAGTACAATCATCTAACTTGTCTCCCCCCTCTTATGACGAAGACAGCGAATTTTTGCAGCCCTCGTTAATATACGTTGCAGCAAAACCAAAAGAATAAATTTTTGAAAAGGATTAAATTATGAAGATAAATGTAGATTCGTCCCAAGATGGTGGCGCCTATTTTGTAAATTTTACACATGTCCGTGATGGAGATAATTATCATGCTTACATCAAATTAGAAGATATAAAAGCATGGGAATCGGTCGCGGCCTCACGACGACACGACCGATCCACACGCTGGAAACTAACAACAACACAAGGAGATGTATATTATACATTAAACAATTTTGATCATATAATGTCTACATCTAGATGGTTCCCTCGTCCTAAAGATGGATCTGGCTCTGGCCGCATTTCAGACTCTTATCTCTATACAGATGGAGAAGGGGAGATGAGCTAATGCGCGAAAACCTTAAAGAAAACCTTAAACACCTTTTATCTGGTCTTTGGAATTTAACCCTAAGCTTAATTGTATTGGGGTGCTTGGGCACAGTGGTGCTGATAGCATCTATTTTGGTTACCAATATAGCCAATGTGTGGCGTCTGACAGGATATTTAGATGTCACGTTTGGACTCAGCTGTATGATGCTGTATCTTATAGCGATTTGGGCACCCATTTGGGTGACAATTTACTTGAAGAATTCTAAATGATAGCTATAGAATTATGGTTTAACTGGAGGTCTTGGTATTGGGGCCGAGAACACAATGTTTTAGAAGTAAGAAGGAATATTTTTTCTTTCGGACCTATTAAAGTAGTATGGAATATCTAATTATATAAAATGAGCAGAAAAAAAATCTATGTTATAGACACCAGTGTCCTGTTGACAAATGCCGACAGCATCTATAGTTATGGAAATAACGACTTGGTTATTCCTTTTAAAGTATTAGAAGAAATCGATAAGCACAAAAAGAGACAAGATGGTGTAGGGGCTCAGTCCCGGAAGATAATTCGCATCCTAGACGAACTAAGATCAAAGGGATCTTTGTTTAAAGGGGTGAGGATTAGAAAAGGAAAGGGATTAATTTATGCTTGGGCCGCGACCGGCCCGGGCCCGCACGGCGACACCGTCCTCCCGGACGACCTAGACAAAGCTATAGCCGATCATATTATTATAGCCACCGCCCTAACAGTTAAAAAGACACATCCAGATCGGAGAGTTATCATGGTGTCACGCGATATTAATATGCGCGTAATCTGTGACTCTTTGGGTCTTCCTACTGAGGATTTTATTAATCATCAGGTGGTTAAAGACAGCGACAGTATATACACAGGATTTATATCTCGTTTGGTGGATGATGAATTGATTGATAGATTTTATAACAGAGAAGAAATATATCTAGATCAGGAAGATATCAATTATCATCCCAATCAATTTTTGATGTTGGTTTCAAGCGCAAATGAAAAGAAGACTGCGTTGGCAAAATTTATTTCCCACTCAATGCCGTTGCAACCACTTCGAAATTTCAATAAAGGCGTGTGGGGCATTAAATCTAGGAATAAAGAGCAGTCTTTTGCCTTGGAATTGCTCATGGACCCGGGCGTTGAAATAGTAACACTAGTGGGGAAGGCCGGCTCGGGCAAAACCTTATGTGCAATCGCTGCTGGTCTTCAGCAAACTGTTGACGATCTTACGTTGAAGGGGGAACCCAGATACTCTAGATTGATAGTGTCGCGACCCGTACAACCCCTCGGAAAGGACTTGGGCTTTTTGCCCGGGACCATGGAAGAAAAAATGAAGCCATGGTTAGCCCCTATCCAGGATAATCTTCAATTTTTAATGGGAAACGACAAAACCACTTTGGAAATGTATTTAGATAGAGGGGTAATAGAGATCGAGGCCCTCACATATATTCGCGGCCGTTCTATTGCTAAAGCTTTAATTATAATTGACGAAGCGCAAAACTTGACAATCCACGAATTAAAGACTATAATAACTAGAGTAGGAGAAGGATCTAAAATTATCCTTACAGGAGATGTAGAGCAAATAGATAATGCCTATGTGGACGAAACCACAAATGGGCTGACGCATGCTGTAGAAAAATTTAAGAAATTTGAATTAGCTGGCCATGTTACTCTCACCAAGGGTGAAAGATCTAAGGTGGCCACCTATGCTGCTAAATATTTATAGAACAGGAGAAAAAAATGAATATAGGAGACAACCCCGAACTTGAGAAAGTCGTAGAAGGAATAAACGATCTGAAAGCGTTCGTCATCAATTATGTGGGGAACAAACTAAAACCCGAAAATGAAGAAGTTACGGTTGAAATGATCGTCCAAGTAATGGCCGAGGATTTTCCAGAGTTTCTGTTGGCCGTGGCTGAAGAAAATTGGATTCGCGGATACCAACAGGCCTTTGTCGATATGGAGGCTCACGACAAAGAACCCAAAGAGACCGAATCGCAAGAAGATGAAGACGAATGATCCCGCGGCTCTTTTAAGAGAGAGTGTCGAGAGAAACAAACAATACCATATCAATACTAATATTCCGGTGGTGATCAAAGATGGGTTCATCTCTGACGAAGTGGATTTAGATGAATTTGTACATTCGATTAATGCTCGAATCCCCGGGCACTTACTTCAAGACGTTGAAATGGTATATATAGGAGAATTCCCTGAGTTGGCCGGCCGGAATGCGGCCTTTCTTGACGGGGCGATTTATATATCTAATGAGGAGCCTACAACTTATGATATGTTAGAAGATGCCATTCATGAAATAGCGCATTCCATAGAGATATCAGCATCTTCAGTCGTATACGAAGACGGGCTTCTTGAGAAGGAATTTCTCAGCAAAAGAGAAAAACTGAAAAGCATATTAGATGCTCATGGTTACGAATTTCCCGAAAGATTATATTACGACACCGAATATCGCTCAACATTTGATGAGTTCTTATACAGTGTAGTGGGATACCCGACGTTGTTAACATTAACAATAGGACTTTTTGCTTCTCCATATGGGGCCACTTCGTTACGCGAATATTTTGCCAACGGATTCGAAAAATATTACCTGGGAAACACAAAATTGGTTAAAGATGTGAGCCCAGTATTGTATAATAAATTAAATACCTTGCACACAGAAAGCGAACGCTAATTGCCCCACATATCATACTCAGAACTTAAGAATTGGGAATTTTGCCCCCTTTACCACAAGCTGGTACACATAGATGGGATTAAAGCATTCAAGGGCAATGAATATACAGCCTTTGGAACAGCCATACATGATGTTTGCGAGAAACAGCTTCTTAAAGAAGAATTTAATCCGTCACAAGTTTTTGTAGAAAAATTTAAAGGCGCCCTTAATACCCTGGAAGATGGAAACGTTAAATTTAATCTTAGCCGAGCCATGGAAATGGTACCGCAGGGAATTGCGATATTGCCAGAGATAGAGCCGGCCCTGGTCGACTACTTTGGAGAAAGCTTTGAGGTGTTTTCTAGCGAAGAAAAGCTGATGGTTCCGATCGATGACGATTTAGATTTTAAGGGATATATTGATGCGGTTATAAAAACTCCGGATGATAAATATCATGTTGTTGATTGGAAAACGACGTCGTGGGGATGGGACCAGCGTAGACGTTCAGATCCAATAGTAAATTATCAGCTGACTTTGTACAAGCACTTTTTTTGCAAGAAGCATAACATTGACCCAAAAAATGTTGAAACTCACTTTGCTCTTCTTAAGAGAACGGCCAAAAAAGATAGAGTAGAATTCTTCCGCGTAACAAGTGGAGAGAAAAAAACTAAAAATGCACTTAAGTTATTGGACATAGCGATTTATAATATCAACAAGAAACGATATTTGAAGAAGCGCACTTCATGCAATAACTGTGCTTTCAATATGACAAAAGAATGCCCTTAGGAATATAACTATGACAGAAAAAAAGATAAAGATTCTCACTCTTGGAGATCACCCGTTGTCTCCATCTGGAGTGGGGACACAAACAAAATATATTATCGAAGGAATGCTCAAAACTGGAAAATACCAATTTGTCTCCTTCGGTGGCGCTATGAAACATCACAATTATCAGGCTCAAAAGACTGAGGAATGGGGCGACGATTGGCTCATCTTTCCCGTTGATGGATATGGTTCGCATGAACAAATCCGCGGCGTTTTATTTCAACAGCGCCCTGATATATTGTGGTTTATGACCGACCCTCGCTTTTACGGATGGCTTTGGCAAATAGAAAATGAGATAAGAACCCACATTCCTATGATTTATTATCATGTGTGGGATAACTATCCTTATCCAAAGTTTAATCATGCCGCCTATTCGTCGAATGATTATATCGCGTGCATCTCCAAAGTCACTCACGATATAGTAACGACGGTTGCGCCCGATGTGGCGTCTAGTTATGTTCCTCACGCGGTTGATGAGAAAGTATTTAAGAAATTGCCAACCGATGAAGTATTAAGGTTCCGTCTAGCTAATATAAAAAAACCCGAGAGAATGATCTTTTTTTGGAACAATCGAAACGCAAGACGCAAGCAGTCGGGCACCCTTATTTGGTGGTTTAAAGAATTTTTAGATAAAATAGGTCATGACAAAGCTACGCTATTGATGCACACAGACCCAAAAGATGTGAATGGTCAAGACTTAGAACATATCATAGGAGAGCTGGGTCTAACAAGCGGCCAGGTGATGTTTTCCAAAGAAAAACTACCTCCCCAGAATTTAGCTATGATGTATAACATGGCCGATTGTACGCTTAATATTGCTGACGCTGAAGGATTTGGGTTAGCCACCCTAGAGTCTCTCGCATGTGAAACACCAGTTATAGTAAATATGACGGGCGGCTTGCAGGAGCAAGTAACAGATGGAGAAAATTGGTTTGGTATCGGATTAGAACCAGCATCTAGAGCCATTATAGGCTCACAAGAGGTGCCTTATATCTACGAAGATCGTCTCAACAAAGATGATTTTATCAACGCTCTAACTGAATTTTATAATCTCTCGCCGGCCAACCGCGCCGAGATGGGACGAAAAGGGGCCCACCACGTAAAAACCCATTATAATTTTGATAAGTTTATAACGCAGTGGGAAAATGTTTTTACAGAAGTGCACAATTCTTGCGGTTCGTGGGACACACGTAAAAATTACCAATCATATGAGTTGAGGGAAATCAAGTGAGAAAAAATCTTTTAATAAGAGGCCCGGCCCTTTCAAGATCCGGCTACGGCGAACAGACACGATTTGCATTGAATGCGCTAAGAGCATACTCAGATATCTATGAAATATATTTGCAGAATATTGCATGGGGACAAACGGGCCACATTAATGAAGATACTGAAGAAAAACAGTGGATAGAGGGTTTGTTACTAAAAACGGCCATGTATAAACAACAAGGAGGAACATATGATGTTTCTTTACAGGTAACCATACCCAATGAGTGGAAACACTTGGCTCCAATAAATATTGGTTATACGGCTGGTATAGAAACTACAAAGGTAGCTCCCGACTGGCTAGAAAAAGGCAACATGATGGACAAGGTAATCGTGGTGTCTAATCACTCGAAAGAGGTTTTTGAAGAAACTGTTTATAGTGCTGTACACCCAGATAAATCTGAGAAAATGGTAATTTTAAAATTAGAAACTCCTGTTGATGTTATAAACTATGCAGTCCGGAAAAATGAGCCCGCAGATCTAAATTTGGAACTAGATTATGATTTTAATTTCCTTTGTATGGCACAGTGGGGCCCCCGCAAAAACCTTAAAAATACAATAAAATGGTTTATGGAAGAAAATTTTGATCAAGAAGTCGGCCTCGTTGTAAAAACCTTTCTAAGAAATAATTCTTTTATTGATCGCGAGCACGTCAATAATGCGCTAAGGCAAATTCTTAATGAGTTCGAAGATTCTAAATGCAAAATATATTTGCTTCATGGTGATATGAGCCAAGAGGAGCTGGCGGGCTTGTATACTCACCCGAAAATTAAAGCGATGGTGACAGCCACACACGGAGAGGGCTTTGGCTTGCCATTATTTGAAGCCGCGTGTCACGGATTGCCAGTTATAGCTCCCGGCTGGTCTGGCCAGCGAGACTTTTTGTATATGCCTGACCCGAAACGCAAAAAAGCAGGGAAAAAACGGGCCATGTTTGCAGAAGTAAAATACGACCTAAAGCCGGTACAGAAAGCGGCGCACTGGGAGGGAGTTATTCAGGAAGACTCTGATTGGTGTTATCCTCAAGAAAGTTCATTTAAGCGCCGGCTGAGGGAAGTAATCACCCGCTACCCCCAATTTAAAGGAAATGCCACTAAACTACAAAAGTGGATTTTAGAAGAATTTTCTGAAGGTAAACAATATGATGCTTTTTACGAATCTATTGCCAAGGAAACCATATCGGCCACATTTTATGAAGATGCTCTCAAAGATGTAGTCATTCAAACTTTAAAATTGTAGGGCACAAAGATGGACTTAGGCATTATTCAAATAACTAATCATAATACCAAACGATTATCTCTTTTAATAGAAGAGATAATTCCCGAATGTATTAAAATTTCTAAGGGTAAATACACACTAGTCTCTCCCCCCAACGAGAAGTTGAAAAAATCAGTTGTAAACCAGGGTGGTACTTTCTCACCCTATAATGCGTGGGATAAGGATATGTCTCACAAATGGAGACAAGGAATGGGCACTAGAAAAGAAGCATGGATAGGATTTTTTGCGGACGATATTTTGCCAGATGAGGAGTGGCTCACCGAGATGGAAAGTTTTTTGAAGAACAAACCACCGGGCCAATATGGTTTTCGTTTAACTGATGAGAATGACAAGCGCCATGAATTTGGAGAGGATTGGATGCAGTGTCCTCACCCACGTTTGGGGCTCCCCCATAGACCTTTAGCCTATAATATACAGACGGGAGAAGTAGAAAATTCTCCAACTGCCTATGTGGCCAACTGTATAGTTCATCGCGATGTATTGTCTCAGGTTGAACCGTTTGGAATATACGGGAGCGCCCCAGATGTAGCGTGGAGCTTGGCGATTCGATCTTATGGGTACCCCGTCGGATTTAATCCAAAGGCTAGAGCATATCACTTAGGGAGTAGAGAGGACAACAGAAAATGATTCACCCAACAGCAAACATATATGATACTGCACAAATTGGAGAAGGCACAAAAATTGGAGCTTTTGCCGAAATAGGACATCATGTTATTATTGGGAAAAACTGTTCTATTGGCTGTGGGGTCTTCATCCCAGAAAATGTTATTATTGAAGATAATGTTTTTGTTGGCCCCCATGCGGTTTTTACAAATGACAAATATGCTCCCTCAAAAGGAAAGTGGCGAGAGAATCCTCCCACTCATATCTTTGAGGGCGCTTCGATAGGGGCAAACTCTACTATTCTGCCCAACTTAACTATCGGACCCGGGTCTATAATTGGCGCCGGCAGCGTCGTTACTAAAAATGTAGAAGACGGCACCATTGTGGTCGGAAACCCGGCAGCGAGACTTTCGAAATGACTAAAACAAGTACACCTGAGCCTCGATCAGCTATCTTTAGAGGAAACGGCAGGGCTTTAGTAGAATTCCGAGAATATACTACTTTTATAAAAGATGTGATGGGAGATGGTGTTCAAAATATTACATTTGGAGAGTTGGCACAGAAGAAGAATATTAAAAAGAAATCTGTTATCTTGCGTCATGACGTTGATCATGATTTAGATATGGCAGTTGCTATGGCCAAAATAGAGCAAGAGGCCGGCCTAAAATCTACATATTTTTTATTACCCGATCATATTTCTAATCGAACTGGAAAAATATATTTTGATTATACCGATAAATTTTTAGCTAAATGTAGGGAGATTCAAAATGCGGGGCAAGATATTGGACTTCATAACAACTTTTTGACTACCCACATTAAAACCGGCAAAAAGGTACACGACATTATTAGTAAGCCTTTAAGTTATTTACGAGACAATGATATAGAAGTGCTGGGAACAGCTTGTCACGGTGACCCCCTTTGTTATACTAAAAATTATTATAATTACGAAGTGTGGAAGGAATTTGATCCCAAACTAACAGAGCAGCGATCAAGGGGGGAATATCCCACGGTTTCGTTTGCTGATTATGGTTTTATTTATGAATCATATTTTATAGACTATGACTATTATGTTTCTGATTCGGGGGGATCTTTTCGAGGAGCTGATTTTACTACATCAAAAAAGAAATTGTTTGAAAGGGCTGTAAAACATCCAAACGTGAATATAGGTTTGCAGGCCATTAATCGCTTCAAATTGTCGACCAACAAAGTCGACACTATACAAATATTGACTCATCCGTGTTGGTGGGGCCTGTATAAGGTACCCTAAGAAGAGAAAAAAATGTCAGAAATAATATTAACTGTGGCTCTCCCAATCTGGCAAATGGCAGATATTGCTTGGTTGCCTCTTGAGGGGCTGATTCGTCAAGAAGCTGTGGATTTCAAATGGGAGCTAATTATAGCGGAAGAAAGGGAGGGAGCCTTCGGCCTAGAAGAAATATCTAAATATAAAGATGGCCTTCGGGAAAAAGGGTGCGCACAAATAAAATATATAGGATTAGAGCAGTGGACGCCGTTATCTAAAAAGTGGTTCTCAATGGGCCTCGGCGCCGCGCCGACTTCAAAGTATTTCTTATTGCACGGCGCCGATAGTTATTCTCCCTCTCGCCGTCTCCGAGAAACAAAAGATATATTTGAAGAAACTGATTGTGATTGGGTAGATACGGATCATAGCTATTGGTACGAGATCAATATGGGAAAATATTTTTATTGGCATAGCCCTTCGGATCATTACATCCAACAACCACTACCACGCTGCATGTACATGGCGCTACGCACAGACCAACTTCGGGAGGTTGCAACGACCTACAAAGGAGACGCCTATATTCAACCCGCACACCGCTCATCTATCCGCGGTTTCCCCCGCAAGAGTGTAGACGGTTGGTTGGGGAAGCTTTTACGAAATAACAAGCCCTCGATAACTGCAGCAAAAAATGAATCAGATAATTGGAAGACGGGGCTTGAAACGAATGGCCAGAACAAAATTTCTACAGATCGTCACCTTTATATGAAAGCACAAATGTGGCCCTTCAATCAACCAATAAAAGAATCAACAGAAGTCCTAGAGTCTCGTTACGATAAAAAAATTCTACAAAGACTCAGAGATATTAAGACTGTGGGAGCTTGGTTAGTTTAATGACATTTAAAAAAATATTTATAAGTTCCTCGGGTCGATCTGGATCTAATGCTTTGGCATTGGCGTTTAAAAAGCTAGACGGTGTGGATTCTTATCACGGACCTAATGTTTTTGAAAGAGAAAATTGTTTAAAATATCATGGAAAACTGTCTGAAAGGGATATTAGCACCATGCTGTCTCAAAAAAGAGATGGCTTATTATTAGAGTCTCGCAATAACAACCACCATTATATAGAAAGTTCATGGTTTTTGTCGGCCATGCTGGAAGATATTGTAAAAAAATATCCCGATGCTCTAATCGTTCATTTGGTGCGCGACGGCCGAGATTTTGTTCGATCGGGTATGAATCGGTTTTGGTTTAAGCCGGGAGCCCTATCACGATATAACTCGTGGACCCGCGATCGCTGGAATCCTCCGGGAGACTGTATTACACGTTTTGAAAAAATTAGTTGGCTATGGGCTGAGCAACAACGAACTCAACGGCTTTCTATGGAAAAAATACCTAAGAAAAACAACGGGGGAACAATTCGACTTGAAGATCTGATAGCCCAAAAAAATATTAATTGGTTTGCAGATAGAATAGGATTACCACATAGTGGCGACATTATTCTTGAAAAGACTAACAAATCTAAAAATGCTCATGTTATATCTCCATGGCAAGAATGGGATACAGAGCATATTAGCCAAGCTCGTCGGTGGATGGACGCCGAACTAAGGGAGTATAATTATGAGTGGTAAAATTATTTATTGGGAGTGGAAAAGTGCAAATATATGAAATTACACTAGCTAGCGGGATAAAGTTGACGACTAGAAATCGTGCGTCCCTGGAGGCAGATCTTCAAAGTAGGTATTTATGTTGTCACTATGAATTGACTCGATTTCCTATTAAAAAATATTCTACCTGCAATCAGCATAAAGACAATTTGACAAATCTTGAAGTTTCTGAAGATGCACGCAAGAGCTTACTCGAAACATTTCCCGTTCAAAAAAATGATACCGTAGTAGAGTTGGGAGCCTACCAAGGATTCGGGACCCTGCGCTTATCAGAGATGGTAGGGGACAACGGCTTAGTATTAGCCGTTGAGGCGGATGAAGCCAATTACAAAGTGCTTAAAAGGAACATGGAGAACAATAATATTAAAAACGTTATTCCTGTTAACGCTTCTATTTGGGGAGCCGAAGAAGAGAAAACCATGTATATAGCCGGCGGAGCTGGTTCACAACGACGAAGTCTAACTCAAGGGTTAGTCCCGGCTCATCAAACACAAAGAGTTCAAACAAGAACTGTAGATAGTTTGCTTGAAGAATATGATATTAAAAATGTAGATTTTGTAACAATGGAAATCAATCTAGCAGAATATCCTGCATTGTCGGGGATGCAACGAATTTTAGAACAAGAAACATTTCGGATTGTCTCTGCCGGCTGGTATTCGCTAGAAGGACAACCGGCTGGTTATTTGATGAAAGAAAAACTTGAAAGCTGCGGAGCCACAGTGTTTCTTGGAGTAAAAAATCGTGTTTATGCTATTAAGTAGACATTAAGCGGGGGGTAATAAAGATGAAAAATAGAATGACAGTGATTACATGGGACGCCGGATATAGAGAAAATATGAGAGATGGATTAGAATGTTTGAAAAAACAGACAGTTTTAGATCAGTTTGAATGTATTCATGTTGAATGGGGTTCTGCTCCAAATCCTATATTGTTAGAATATGATTTTATTAAGGTATGTTGTCTGAATCTACCATTAGTAAAACGGAAGAGTTATCCCTCCTTTGACACTGGCATTCAATGGAATTTCGGACTCCATATTGCTAAAACCCCATGGGTTAGTTATAACCATTTGGATATATTCGCTAGAGATTTTTATGAAAAATTATTAAATAAAATCAATCTTTTAGAGTCACAGAATTCCAAGATTATCTATCTTGAAGGATGGCAGGTGAACCATAAGAGGTCGCATTCTTTAGACTGGAGGATGAAAGAATATAGTAACCTAAAAAAAGAACTTGGCAACGATTTAGATTTGTTGCCTTATAAATATGAGGGCCGAGCAAAAAAAAACCCATCTCCAAACGGGGTTGGAATTACGGTGAAAAAGCAAAATTTTATAAATGAATATGATGGCTGGATGTGGAATGTGGCTAATAGATCTGAATGGTGGTCGGGCCCGAGCCATCCACAAAAACAATATCTCCATAAAGGAGTCCGAGATTTTTTGAAATCTAACAACCGCGCCCTATTGGCACAAAAAAATATGGTTCAGTTTGCGATACCTCACCCCACTCCTCCAAACCGCAATAATCTAAAAAAATCTCTTTATGGGAAAGGGATGAAACATTATAGTGACTTTATAAAAGAATGGATTCCTACCCACCGCGATCAATTAAACAACGGAGAAGAAAATGGATAAAATACGAAATGCCCCTTGGTTCGTGGATGAAGCCGTAGACTTTTTAGCCGAACAAATTCAGAAGGGAACTATTAAAAAAATTTTAGAATTCGGATCTGGAGCAAGCACTGTGTGGTTTTCTAGTCGAGTTGATGTTCTGATATCTGTGGAACACAGCAAAGAGTGGCATACAAAAATTTCAAATCTCATCACGCCCCGAAGTGGCATCGATCTTCGTCTACGGCCCCAACCCTATAATACTGTCTGTGAAGAGACTCTTCCAGAGAAGGAGTTTGATTTGGTAGTTATCGATGGCCGCGATCGTGTGGCTTGTACTCAATCAGCTTATCAAATGATCCGCCCCGGCGGATTTTTACTGTTGGACAATTCGGATTTATTCACAACGTGGGCGCCCCCGATCTTTGATTTATTAAAATCTTGGGATAAAATTACCTGGGTTCAGAAAGGCCCCGATCAAGAAGGATATAGCGCCCCCGAAGGAATTGAATGGGAGACTACTGTTTTCTTTAAGGGGATATAAAAATGAAAGTGTCACAGTTCGAACCCTTTATAGGAATGGAAGAATATGAAGCAATTAAGGATTGCTTTGACAAAAAATGGATAACAGAAGGCCCAAAGGCAGCAGAATTTTCACAGTCGCTGTGCGGTTTAATTGGGGCTAAGTACGGAGTTTTTGCACCAAATGGAACATTGGCCTTATATCTTGCCCTTAAATCTTTAGGAATAGGCCCCGGAGATGAAGTAATAGTTCCCAATTTCACCTTTATCGCTTCGGCTAATTCTGTTGAGATGATTGGCGCAACCCCCGTTTTTGTTGATATAAATTTGCAAACTTTACAAATTGATGTTCAGGACTGCTATCGTGCTCTCACAAAAAGTACGAAAGCCATAATGCCAGTACATATTTATGGCGCCTCCGCAGACATGTCAAGAGTGATGGCTTTCGCAAAAGAAAATAATCTCTTAGTTATTGAAGATGCTGCCCAAGCGCTGGGTGTCAAGTGGGCTGGGAAAGGGTGTGGGAGTTTTGGAGATGCGGCCACTTTTTCTTTCTTTGCTGATAAAACACTAACGACTGGAGAAGGCGGATTTGTTACCACGAATAACAAGGAAATTTATGATCGCCTGAGACTTTTCAGAAATCAGGGCCGCTTTCACCGAGGCACCTTCCAACATCCAGCAATTGGTTATAATTTTAGAATGACAGACATTCAGATGGCAATTGGCCTGGCACAGCTTAAAAAATTTGATATTATTGTTGAAAAGAAAAATAAGATCCTTAATTTATATAGGAACTTATTGTCGGATGTAGAAGACTTAAAAATAATGACTCCATCGGAAGAAGTATCTCCCTTTATTCCCTTTCGAGTAATATTGATGGGGCGACAACTTTCTGGAAATTTAATGGAGTTTATGAAAAGAAATGATATAGAAACTAGAACTCTTTTTTACCCGCTCCACCGCCAACCTTGTTTTAAAGGAAGATGGTCGACCCCCGGTGATGAGTGTTTTAAAAATTCGATTCACGCTTATGAACATGGAATTTGTTTGCCTTCTTATCCATCCCTTGAAGAAGAAAAGATTGAATATGTTTGTCATAAAATAAGGAATTTTTATAGTGCAATATAGTGTAAAATTAGCCACATATTATGATTTAATTTTCACACACAAAAACTATAAAAAAGAGGTTGATTTTATTAAGAAAATGTGTTATTGTAAAGATACAAACTTGGTATTGGATGTCGGTTGTGGAACGGGTACTCATTCTATTCTACTAGCTGAAGAGGAAGAAACAAATTTTGTTTTAGGTATTGACGAATCAAAAAATATGATAAAAGTGGCCAGCGAAAAGTGTCCAACCTCGACAAAAATAAAATTTGTTTCACAGCCCTTGGGTGATGTTCCTGAAACAAATTTTGATGTGATAATAAGTATGTTTAATGTCATAAATCATATTTCTAGTTTGGAGGATATCCGCGAGTTTTTTAGAGAAGTTTCTAAAAGGCTAGATAGGAAAGGTTCTTTTATTTTTGATTGCTGGAATGGAGCAGCCACGCTTCGGGATCCCCCGTCTAGAGAAAGGCGCAGCAGACTCAGTACTGATAAGATGTCTATTATCACTACTTGTACACCAGAAATAAATTTCATGGAATCTCAGATTACTATGAATAATGAGATAGAGATTTTCAAGTCGGGTGTAGTTGTTGATTCATTCGATTATAGTTTGAAACACACCATCTGGACACCAAAGACAATAGAAGATTTATTGAGATCGGCCGGCTTTAAACACATAAGAATCAATAAACATTTTATTGATGAACCGGCAAGTAGTGATGATTATAAGCTCGTTTATATATGTAAACTTGAAGAAGGGAGCGATTGAGATGGAAAGAATTTATTCAAAAGTAGAACCAGATTTATTATTACTAGTAATAGGACGCCACGCCGACATAGATAAAAGTAGAACAGATTTCAGCCCAGCCCATGAGTATATGCAGGTATCCGCTAAAAAATTATCCACGGGGACCTCCTTTTTACCTCACAAACACAACAAAATTTTAAGGACTTCGGACATAACTCAGGAAGCTTGGGTCTTCTTGAGTGGCAAAGTCACAGCCAGGTTTTGGGATATTGATGATTCTATTATATTTGAAACAGACTTAGGCGCCGGCGACTCAGCAGTTGTCTTTCGAGCGGGCCACAGTTTTGAAGTTTTAGAAGATAATACTATTTTGTATGAATTTAAAACTGGGCCCTATTATGGCCAAGAGAAGGACAAGACTTATATACTAGAAGGAGAATCAGAATGAAAATAAAACTACATTTAGGCTGTGGCGATAGACACATACCAGGCTTTATCAATATAGATATACGAAAAAGCGCCGCTGTCGACTTAATCTCTGATATATCCAAAGATTTGCCGTACAAAGACGCTAGTGTAGATTTGATATATTCTTGTGCCAATATCGAACATTTTGGCCGAAAGGAATGGAAAGAAGTTATACAATACTGGTTTAAGTTATTAAAGCCAAATGGCGTCTTAAGATTGTCGACAGCTGATTTTAAATCAGTATGTGATGAATACCTGAAAAATGGGGAAGTTGAAAAATTATTTGGCTTTATCGTCGGTGGACAAAAAAATGATTATGATTGGCACGGCATGGTTTTTGATTTTAGGTTTTTAGAGAGAGAGTTAAAAAAAATAGGTTTTAAAGATGTTGTTAAATATAGTTGGGATGAAACTGAACATTCTCACATCGATGATTATAGTTCTGCATATTTGCCGCACATGGACAAAGAAAAAGGAAGATTAATGATGTTAAATATTGAAGCCACGAAGAGCGGTGAAGATGAATAAATCAAATATACTACTTTGCTCATACCCTCGGTCTGGTTCTTCGTATTTGAGGTTTTTGATAGATAATAATACTGATTACTGTATTGGGACATTATATTCTCATAATGATTTTGATATTAGGCAAACATCGGAAGTGTTAGGTAAGCCATTGATTGCTTCTAAGACTCATTTCCCGACTAATGGAAAATGCCTGCCTTCAAACAAATTTACTTCTGTTGGAAAGAATCATGGAAATAATTTTGCAAACTCTAAATTGGCTGTTTTAATTAGAAATCCTCACGATACTCTTAAGAGTCAATTGCTTCTCCATAGTAAAGTGCCCCATTCTTTGATTGATGATTACATTGATATTTTTTGCGAGGATTGGAATAAGTGGATTTCATATTATGAAAAAGTCGAGTGTGTCGATAAAAGATTTTATACTTACGAACAATTAAGTATACATTGTTATGATACCGTATGTGATATATGCGAATATCTTAATATCGAAGTGAAGGATAATTTTAAAAATGTTGACAGAAAAGAGAGTGTGCGTCGTGTGTTATCGGCCCGCTGTCGCAATCCTAAATTTATAGGGGAATGTAAAATTTTGAATTATAAGAGTTTTTTTTCCCCTGATCAATGTAAGCGCATATATCAATTATGTAAGCGCAATATAACTAATTATTTTTCTTTTTTAGAAGAATATGATAACTAAGAAGGTAAAATGAAAAAAAAAGCTTTAATAACAGGTATTGCTGGACAAGACGGAAGTTATTTAACGGAATATCTAATAGGGAAGGGGTATGAAGTCAGTGGTATTATTCGAAGACATTCGGTGGCGGAAAATCAAGATTCTAGATTAGATTCCACTTTAAAAAATATAAAAACATATTATGGAGATTTGTTAGATTATCCATCTCTTTATCGGATTGTATCCGAAGTGATGCCTGATGAAATTTATAATCTTGGAGCGATGAGTCATGTTCGTATTAGTTTCGACATCCCCTCCTTCACTATTCAGACAAATGCTTTAGGCGTTCTTAATATGTTAGAAGTTTATCGTACTATAGCACCAAAAGCTAGTTTTTATCAAGCCAGCTCTTCTGAAATGTTTGGAAACTCGGTGGATCATGATGGAATTCAGCGGCTAACCACCCCTATGAATCCGGTTAGTCCCTATGGCTGTGCCAAAGTATTAGGATATAACTTAGTTAGACATTATCGTCATGCCTATGGTTTACATGCATGTAATGGAATTTTGTTTAATCACGAATCCCCACGACGCGGAACTAATTTTGTCACGAATAAAGTCGTTAAGGGAGCTGTTGAAATTAAAAAAGGATATCGACAACAATTAGAATTAGGAAATCTAGATTCTGAGAGAGATTGGGGTCACGCCAAAGATTACGTACGCGCCATGAATATGATACTAACTCATAATACGCCTGACGATTTTATTGTCGCCACGGGGAAGACCCGATCAATTCGACAGTTATGCGAACATGTGTTTAGCCAGCTGGGATTAAACTATAAAGACCATGTTGTACAAAACCCTATATATATGAGACCTGAAGAATTAAAGTATCTCAAGGGCGATCCCTCGAAGGTTAAAGAGGTGTTGGGGTGGACCCCCGATTACACATTTGAATCGATGATTGATGAAATGATTGATCGTTGGATGCGCGAAGTATAAATTAACGAGAAGAAAATGAAAAAGTTCGGACTAATCGGTGCCTCAGGATATATAGCGCCCCGGCATATGAAAGCAATTAAAGACACGGGGAATAAGCTCCAGGTGGCCTTGGACCCAAGTGATTCGGTGGGAATAATGGATTCTTATTTCCCGGAGGCCTCATTCTTTACCGAGGTGGAAAGATTCGATAGACACATTGATAAACTGCGCCGGAGAAACGAGGGCTTGGATTATATTAGTATATGCTCTCCAAACTATTTGCACGAGTCTCATGTAAGGCTTGCTCTAAGAAACGGTTGCGATGTTATTTGTGAAAAGCCTCTTGTGGTAAACCCGCACAACTTAGAATACCTAGATCTTCTAGAGCAAGAAACAGGAAAGAAAATTAATAATATTGTACAGCTCAGACATCATGAGGCGGTAGTCGACTTAAAGAAAAGCGTTAATAAGACTGAGATATATGAGATAGATTTATCTTACATAACTTCTCGCGGCCTGTGGTATCAATATTCTTGGAAGGGCGCCGAATCCAAATCTGGTGGTCTAACCACAAACATTGGTATACATTTTTTTGATATGTTGATTTGGATTTTTGGCAATGTTATTAGAAACGAGGTTCATGTCCTGGAGAAAGATGTGGCCTCCGGATATTTATGCCTGGAGAACGCACGCATAAAATGGTTTCTAAGTAGTAATTATAAATTTTTACCCGATGCAGTGAAAAAAGCTGGACGACGCACATACCGATCTATTAGAATAGATGATAAAGAATTTGAATTTAGCGGCGGCTTCACGGAGCTTCATACTGCGAGCTACCAACACATATTAAATGGAGACGGCTTCGCTGTTTCAGATGTTCGGCCGGCTATTAATTTAGTACACAGTATCAGGTATAGTAAGCCTATCGGCTGCAATAGGAATAGTCATTCCCTTCTGGGAGGATAAAACGATGGCGACAGTTTTAAGGCGTAGACACATAGCAAAAACCATTACATGGAGAGTGGTGGCATCTTTAAGTACCTTCTTAATAAGTTGGATGATAACTGGTAAAATAGAGTATGGCTTAGCCATTGGGGTGACCGAAGCGCTCATAAAATTAGTTTTATATTATTTACATGAAAGAATGTGGTATAAATCTAACTTTGGAATATCGAAAAGGAGAAAATAATGAAACTATCTAATCAAGCAATGGGGGCCCTAATGATGGTTCTTCAAAAATGCTTAATGGAGGAAACCGATATTATAGAACTATTGAGAGATATGGATTTTGTAGTAGCGAACGATGAGTTAACCATACTCAATCCTCCCGTCGTCAGCATGGAGGGGGTAACGTTCGATAACGTTTCCGACTTTGCAGAGCACGCGATGAACGATGAAGAAGCTTCTGATGAAGAAGTTCACTAGAACATAGTGCCGCGATATGCATACATATGTGATGCCTGCGAAGAACACTTCTTGACGATGCACTCGTCTGATGAATTATTAGACGAGTGTGAGAAGTGTGGTAAAGGGGGACAATTGCGTAAGACGTTGACCACCCCTTTGTATTCTTCTGCGAAGCCTACCAAATCTCAAAAGGTTGGCCAAGTAACGGAAGAATTTATTGAAGAATCTCGTAAAGAACTTAAGCAGCAAAAGGAAAGTATGAGCAAAGAACGATGACAATTTGGATAATAATATTTGTTTTATCGGTTTTGTTAAATATCACCTTGGCGTGGTACGTCTATAAGGTGTTAGCAAAGCTGCTTTACACAGCCGATAATCTTGGCGACCTGTATGTTGCATTTCGTATGTATGAAAGATTTTGTGATTCTCTATATGAAATGGATATGTTCTATGGAGAACCGGTCATTAAAGAGTTAATTGACAAAACAAAGCTTGTGCGCGAGGAGTTGCAAAGGTTTGAGGATATATACGGCTTGACCACCGATGCGGAATTACTTGAGGAGGAAATGGCCGATGACGAAGCCCAAGAAGAAGCGCGCTAAGAGGCGTAAGAATTATTATTTTACACAAGTGCACGAAGATGCCATTGTTGAATATGCCAATACCACAGACCGCGATCGGAGAACTGAGCTATATATTGAATTAATCCAGCCGGCCCTCGATGAAATGGTTAATAAAATCATTTTTACTTATCGATTTACGTCGCTTCCTAATATTGATTATTTACGTCAAGACTGTAAAATATGGTTGACCACGATTCTTGATAAATTCGACCCTTCCAAAGGGTCAAAAGCCTTTTCTTATTTTAGTGTTGTAACTAAAAATTGGTTTATTCATAAAGTTAAACAAAACGCTCGCCGCGCGCGCAAAGAAGTTTTCCTAGAGGACATGATAAACGAGCTTGAGGAAGAAGTTGTATCCCAGGAAAAACAATATGATCAGCTGAGAATAGAACGAGAATTTTGGAACAACTTTTACGAAGAACTTTCGAAGTGGGATGCCGACATGCTGAAAGAAAATGAAAAAAAGGTTCTGCAGGCAGTTAAAATCCTTTTTGAATCCTCTGGGGATATTGAAATTTTCAACAAAAAGGCTATTTATTTATACTTGAGAGAGATTACGGGGCTTAATACCAAACAGGTCGTCAATAACCTAAATAAACTTCGTAAAAAATATAGGACTTTTAGAGGCAAATGGGAAAGCGGCGAAATTTAGAAGATTACATCAACGAAGCCACGCGCAACATTAGAGAAGATCGCGCGCTGGCTAAAACGCTTCTTATGGACGCCATGTCTGACATGAAAAGCGGCGACGCTGCACGTCGAGAACTTGGCTCCATTGCCGCTAAATATGTCGAAAATCTTCAGCGTTCTAACGAACAAATGGTTAAACTCTCTGCACTCCTTCAGAAGCAGCAATCTGGCGCTGTCGGTCTATCGGAAGAAGACAAAGAGGACCTATATGATATGCTCAACGAGAACGAGGAATAGCGTGTGGCCAAGAAGAAAAAAAGTCGTATCAATCAGATGCGTTATGGGGAGATGAATTTTTTAGGGTCTGCCTATGGTAAATCAACTTTTGACCCAAGCCGCGTAGATATTATAAGTGTTTTACAGGGAAGCAACACCGATTATTATACTGCCAATGTAATCGCCGGGAAGCGACGTTGGAATGCTATCGTACTGAGATCCACTCAACAAACGCATGCTACAGTTTCTTCAGAATTCCAGAGATCCTATACCGTTTTTGAGCGGGGAAATGAAGATGGCGAATTTGTACATTTTACATATAAGATTTATATAGCTGAGCTAGACGGTTTTAAGAAAATCCCTGAAAAGTTCTCGTCTAATTCAGAGGACGCCGGCCTGGTAAACTTATGCCGAGACGCGCTAGCGCCCCTAGGTCAATCATATGGCAAGATAGATTATGGTACGCCCGTCGAGGTGGTCTTTGCCGACCAAGAAAAGTTAAGACACCCAACAATTGTAGATGTCCACTGGAATCGAAGGATTTCATTGCAGAGCGGAGTGCAGCCCCTGTGGACCACGTCAGGCCCCCGAGTGACGGTAGCATCCCCCCACGAGGGCGCCCTACCAGAGGATACCGGACCCCCCATTCCCGGTCGCGCAGGTCAGGTTCGGAACGGAAAGGCCTTCTACGACGACCTCGGCCGTGCTGGAATAGAGTGTGAGGCGTTGCGCCATGGAATTTTGGTTAACGTTAAAAATGAGTCAAGATTTGATCCTAGCGTCCCGGGTGACTCCATTCAGCGCTTGGGCGCCCCAGGAAAGCCGGGAGGTATAAAAACAGATTACCCGGGCAACCCCGACGCACCATGGCCAAAACTACCCACAAAACTTTATGCTTCCTACGGCCTGTTTCAAATGAACATCGGCCGATCCGACGCCCTGGGCTGGCAGATGTTAGAATATTACAATTTGACCGATGCTGACAACGACGCCAAATTGGATATTTTGACCGGCGAAAAGGGATATGATAAGCAAATAGAATTTATGGTTCATAAGCTAGAGACAAATTATCCTTCGGTCCTCGATTGTTCTAGGTATAAAACTTCACAGCAATATCACGATTTCTGGCTTGAGCAGATCGAAAATCCCTCTAAGACTGAGGCCATCGGTCACCGCAACAGACGTAAAGGACTCTTTAAAAGAACCCTTAGAGGACTCGGTTTTGAACCGATCGAATAACAATGTCTACTAAAAAAACAGCTCTGAAAGATATCCGCCATGGCGAAATGAATGCTTTAGAAGCACCTTCAACGCAGCCTAGATTTGATCCCTCCCGTGCGCAGGTTGTTGACGTAATGAGAAACAACATATCAAACCATTATACGGCCAACACCATCAAGGGCAAAAGACGATGGAACGCGATTGTTCTTAAGAGCACACAGCAAAAGTATGCGCACGTTGCGTCTGAATTTCAAAGAACCTATACGTCCTACGAGAGGGGCAATAGTGATGGTGAATTTACACACTTTACATATAAAATATTTATAGCAGAGCTTGATAGCTTTAAGAAGCTCCCTGAAGACTTTAGGAATAGCGGGCCCAGCGCTGGCTTACTTAATTTATGCCGAGATGCCATATCTCCTTTGGGGAAGAGTTGGGGCAAGATAGATTATGGTACCCCGGTCGAAGTTGTATTTGAAGACCAGGAGAGACTCCGTACTCCAATTATTACAGACGTACATTCTAATCGACGCATTGCTCTTAAGGGTGAAAAAAGCGCACAAGGACTTTTCCTTACGTCTCCGCGGATCGCGCGCGAATCAGCCGGAGGATCTGCAACTGTTGGTAGCCGTACGGTAACAGACTGCAACGAAACTGATTTTGGAGCTTTAAAGAATGTTGATACGTGGCCAAAAAGATGGCGCTCAAAGTGGCGTGCAATGGAAAAGGCTTCCCGAGCCACCCGAATGGATACGGCCTATAATTATTTTATAAACAAGGATTATAGTGCCGCGGCTAGCGCAGGTATAGTGGGTGGTTTGATACAAGAGTCATCAGTTAGCCCGGACGCTTGCAATAAGACCGATAAAGATTATTGCGTGGCATACGGTATTGCGCAGTGGACCTCTGAGCGCCAAAAGAGATTGAAAGAAAAATATCCTAATACCTACAATACACTAAATTCTCAACTAGACTGGTTATACTACGAGCTATCCCAAGGGAGGGAACAAAAAGCCGGCAGGCTGTTGTCTGCTGCCACCACGTTAGGAGAGGCTGTATATGGGGCTGCCAATTTTGAGAGATTTAGTGGCTATAAGAGCGGTCAACAAGGAATTTATACGAACTGTCCTGATTTTGGAAGAGGGCACGAATGGGGCGGCCGCGCCTATTATTCGGTTGGGGTTTACGAACGACACAATAGTTCCGCGGGAGTTTAAATAGGTAATGTCCATCAAAAAGACAGTGGCCACGATGGTGTGGCGGAGGTACACAAGCTAATGGTTATCAAGCTAGATAAGATTACTCAGATGCGTTATGGCCAGATGAATGAGCTGGTTGACCCCATCGCTCAACGACGATTTGATCCGAGCCGAGTGGAGATGGTTAGTGCACTCCGCTCTAACAATATTGATCGCTACGTGGCAGATGTTATAGAGGGAAAGGAACGCTGGAACGCGATTGTTTTGTCGAGCACGCCACAGAATTATGCACACGTGGCGTCTGAGTTTCAACGAACATATTCTGCTTTTGAAAGACAAGACGGGGAATTTACACACCACACTTATAAAATTTTTATAGCTGAGCTAGATTCCTTTAAAAAGTTGCCCGACAAGTTTTCTCGTAGCGACAATCCGGATGCAGGACTGCTTAACTTATGTCGGACTGCTATCGCGCCTCTTGGCCAAGGGTGGGGCAAGATAGACCACGGAACCCCGGTGGAGGTGGTTTTTGAAGATCAGGAAAGACTAAGAAGTCCAATAATTGTAGACGTACACTGGAACAGGAGAATGCCTTTAGAGGCGGGTAAGACGGCGACGTGGTCTGCAGCCGCCCCCCGTGTAACGGTGCCCACTAACGATAATTTAAAACAAGCGCCCCCACCGGTGATCGAAGGCTGCGACAACTATTTTATACCATCAAGAGCTGGAGCGAACAAGTCGAGGGTCTTGGCCCTCGGGGCCTCTTTTGCGTCGGGCAAGCAAACTTGGGCTGGCCATGAGAGATTAAATCGCAAACCTAGTGGAAATTTAGATCTGGACAGGGTGGCAAAGGGGAGTATGCTATTGGCCGGAGGGAAGAAATCAATACTTGCTCATCTGCAGGCAAACGTCAATTCGGGATGTATAAAGGCAGAAGACTATGACTCAGTAATAATATTTGGTGGCGCTAACGGAATGACGGACAGAAAAGAAAATCAATGGGAGATGGGTCTTAAAAAACTTTTAACATACGTACGAGATGAGATGGGGATTCAATACAGATATGTTGTAACCCTCCATGGCTGGTATGGCTGGAGAGACACGAGGAGAAAACTGGCCGATAAGGACAGCGGACTCCCTGATGACCCGAGCACACCAGATGTTGATGAATCAAAGGAGGAAGTTTGGGCGAGCGGCTGGAAAGAACCTAAAAGAAAAAAAGTAGCGGAGTGGACACTGAAGTATAACAACGACATCATCGCAGCCGAGGGTGACCTCATTACTGGCGTCTTAAGGTGGAGCAAGGACGCGACCGCCACTAACGAGACTGGAAGCGAAGACATAGGCGAGATTATTCCAATAGGAGAACCAGGAGGACCTCGCGACTGGTTCCGAAAACCATGGGCCAGCAGCGATGGCTTACATCCCAGTGAGGCAGGCCACAAGGAAATTGCGCGCCGTCTTCGCGCGATGGGGATCCCAGGTCTAAAGTGATAGAAGAAGAGCAGATGATGACCTCGCGTTAAAAGTTCAACAAGAAGATAATTATATATGATGCCAACGTTAAAAGAATATTATAGACAGAAAGAGGATAGAAATGGCCGACGACCCCACTAGAACATCAGCCGAGATAGCACAATCTCTAGCTTATTATGACCCTACTTCGGGCCCCCCGATTATTCCCCCCGATCCATCTTCTCCCGATGGTGAGATTCTTTATGGCGAACTGGGAGATGAGCGTAGAGAAAGTTATAATAACTACGCCATGGATCTCGATCAATATGATCGGCAGCTGGAACAGTACGAGGAATATTTAACCTCTCAGCAAGATCCTGGTTCTGCTAATCCTGCGATGTCACCCGGGGCGATTACCGCCGCAGCCGGTGCGCTTGGTCTGCCCGACCCTCCAGGCCTCCCCAGTTCGGGCCCCCCCGCCCCCGGCGCGTCGTCCTTGGGGCCCGTGCAACAAAAACCAGCTGTAGATTTGGGAGACCCCCTTGAGGCCGAGTCATTTGAGAAGATGTCTTTGCCGGATCAGATTGCTTTTTCGGGTATTGGAGGTTCCAAGCGCCGCGGCGTAGACGTCCCCAAATTTATTAAGACGCCTGCAGAAAAAGTTTTAGACAATGGAAATGCTTTTATTGTTTTGGGGGTCGACCGAAGTGGTAATCCGTTTGAGGGCTATGGTGGACTGGGAAACACTCATTGTGCGGCGATTGATATTGTTGCCGGCCGCATGGGCGCCCGCGCTAGAAGCAGAGATGATAGCAAACCTTTTCCGAAGCCGGTGTGGACCAACGTTGGTTTTATTGCCGACGCTGCGCGCGTATATATTTCTCAAAAGTCAAATGTGGATGCATATTTTGGCCTGGCAGCCGGCACAGTAGGGAATACATCATATGAATCGCCTCGGTCCACTGTCGCTCTCAAAGCCGACACTATTCGAATCATTGGCCGAGAAGGGATCAAGCTGGTGACCAATACGGATACTCAAAATTCTCAAGGCGGTGTTGTACATGGCTCTCCCGGTATTGACTTGATAGCAAATAACAATGATGAGGACATGCAGCCGCTTGTGAAGGGTAACAATTTGATAGAGGCACTTAAAGAAATATTAAAACTAATTGACGATCTTCGCGACCTATTTAATAACTTTGTTAGCTATCAAAAAGATCTGAATCGAACGTTAATGACGCATAGCCACTATTCTCCATTTTACGGAGCGGCTACGAGCCCGGATCCACAAGTGATTCGACAGGCTACCCAATTTTTGATCGATACTGTTAGAAACGTAGAACTGGGCGCCCAGAACCACATGATGAATTCAGTTGGAATTTCAATGAATTATTTAGAACTTCCTCTGCCAGGAAAAGACAGCACTTACATAAATAGTACCAACAACCACACGAATTAATATTATGGCACGCACACCCAAGATAATAAGCAAATGGACGAGCAAAGAAACTGGTGTTGCTTATACGCAGTTTAATAAATCAAAAGTAGCAGTACAGACACAGTATACCACAGCAGATGAAATTGAACAAAACACTGAGGCGATTCTTGAACTGGGCGCCCTTGCTCTTATGCGCTATTATTTCCCCGGCTCTTGGTATCAGGTAGCTGCAGGGGTCCAGGGTGACACATATGGAAGTCTACTTTTTAGTAATTTATTAGACAAGCTTACGGTCTCGGCTACCGATTTTAATAGCCGGCCTAAGATGGGGCTTCGTGTTTTGGTGGCGTGCTCTATTGATTTGACAGATGAGGAAGAGACTGCCGAGATAATTCCTCCCGAGAGTGGCCCGCCAGCTGATTTAGAGTTAGCATTGGATTATTATCTTTCTACTGGGTCGACTGATATCAAAAAAGTTTCGAGTACCGGCCGATCTATGACATTTTCAGCGGACACCCTCAACGAAAACCTGAAATTGATTGGCGCCGCTTTTACTAAATATCATAAACAACATCGTTTTTTTAATGGGCAGATTAAGCCTTCAATAAATTTTTTAAAGGAATTTGATCTTATATCAAGTTCAATTCATGCCATTCTGCGTCTGGCTGCCCAGAACTATATTGACACAGGTATTCACTCAGGTACAACATTTAAAGTTGATTTTAATGGTGATTATTCTATTGTAAATATAAAAGCCATAACTCCTGAAGGGCGCTACCTATCTCTTCCTGTGGGGTTGCTGCCGTCTTTGGGCGCCGCAGCGTTGTCTTCAAGACAAACTAATGTTTATCTGGCGTCTTTTAAAGATATATTAATCAAGTTAAGAACTCGGGGCCCGACTCAAGATTCTTATGCCAACTTTATTAATTTTATAAAACAAGTATCCTCCCTCGGCCCGACTAAATACAAAATTAATTATTCGGGGCCGTCCCGAACCGCCGATGCCGGCGCTACCGCGGCTGCTACCGCCACCCAAGGAACGGCAGCCGCAACCGGCACTGCTACTGGGGTGGATCCAGATGGCCCCCCAAACGCAGAACTTGGTCTGACTCCGGAGGAGAAAGAGAAACAAGAAAAGGTTATAACTCCCAAAGAGGCGGCAGAAATTCTCGAACAACAGATGAAAAAGGTCGACAAGGCCGCCCAAGAGGTCTCTAAAGAAGTTGGCAAGAAGTTGCGCGAGTTACAGGGTACCGAAGGTTTTCAAATATTCACGATGATCATCAATCGGATAGGGATTGATTCTCTTGTAAAGGAGGGGCTCCTTTGTATGCTCTTCGGAGTTGATTTTAGTATACCCGATCTTTATTCTGACATAAGAGATATGCTTTCCGCTGGCGATGGACTTTTTAGTAAGCCAAAGACAGGCGCCCTTGTGGGCTTTGATATTCCTAAAGTGGACATGAAGTGGGAAATTTTTAAGATTACGGGAAACATTCAGCCGATGATCAAGAAGGCTCTTTTGGATGCCGTCTTCGGCGCAGTACGAGGGATCCTTGAAGCCGTTACAGAATTAATTCGCGAACAATGTGAAGCTCGCGATACCGGCAATTTTGGCGACATAGACCTTGCTAGCCTATTACAAGATAAGCCGGCCGGCGGTACTGGACTACTTGGTGATGGTTCTGGGCCTAATGGTTGTTTTTCTGAATTCGGCTTACCTCCAACGTCAGGGAACAATTTTCTTTCCCAGGTATCTCAAATCTTGACCCCGATCGAGGCATGCCAGCTTTTGACGGGGTCAGCCTCGGCCGCTGTTATGTCCGCGGTCCAAAATTTCATTCAAAATTATTCTAGCGCTACAATACAAAACGCTCTTGGGTCGCCCTCTGAAATAGCCGCCTTCTTTTTATGTATAGGGGACCAACTCGATGTAAACGATCTTTGTCGGGAAGCTGCCGAGCGCGATATAATCCCCAACGCAGAGGAAATTTGTATTACAGGTGGGGACATTTTAGATGCTGTGGGTCAACATAATGTTAACACTCTTCTCGATATGCTTAAGGATGGCATCGCGGTGGAAATGCCAGAGATCAACTTACAGTGCCCCGACTCCGAGAACTATATTCCCAACCCCTTTGTTGATCGATCGATCCCACAGTTAATGAGCGCTCTAATAGAGTCAATAGCCGCCAGCTTTTATTTCGCGGCCGACGGCACGAAGGCGGTTCTTTTGAGATCGCAGTTGGGACAGAATGCTACAGCAAATGCTTTGTTAGAGGCTTGCTTAAGCGAGTCAGGTTCAATGCCGGCCTCCGAGGCTCGCGGCGGAGCTGGCGCCACTCCCGGTGATATTATTGCTATGATCAGTGAGGGCATCCAGGAAGTAGTGTCAACAGACCTTAACGCTGCGTCCGATGCATGCGGTATCACCTTGGGAGAAATATTCCGAGGAACAGACGATCTAGCCGAGGTATTGGCAACATTTCAAGATGTCATAGAAAACTTTGATTTCTCGGCTTTGGGAGACATGTCCGCACAGTTGGGCTCGAACGCAAGCGATTTGGCCGCGGCGCAGTTGAGACTCGACTTTCCAGAGGGTTATAAAGAGGATTTCTTAGAATTTATTCCTACGGCTATCAAGACTGAACTCTATAATGGCAACTATTTGTACAATTTCAACACAGCCTATCAATCTCCAGCTTTTCATGTAGAAGCGGAGGGACCGCCATTCACGTATACGCTCGACGATGGAGACGACGACGGCGACGGCACCCCTAACTACGACGACCGCGACGAAGGCGGCACCGGCGAACCGCACGAGAACTACGATATGCACGCTCTGCAGAATGCTGCCGACGCCGCGCAGCACGCCGCCATGGCCCGGACTCGATACACGACCACCTTCGCACTCCCAGCTGAGGGATATCAGGCCAATGCAAATGCAGCTCAGATGCAAGAAGAGTTAGAAGCCATAGAGGAATGGGAATTCAATCATGGTAACTCTAATATGATAGGACAATCGAGGCACTTTGAAGAGTGGCTGAAGGGAAACCGGCAAGGTGACCTTTGGTGGGAGGAAGGCCAGCAGGACTGGTGGTCTCCCGAGGGCTATTCGTGGTATCAGTGGTTTAAGCTTTGGGCCGAGCAAAGAATTGAGCGCGATGAGGAACAAGGGCCTGATTGGTGGATGCGGTCGACCTTAGCCCTCCCGGCTGATACGCGTGGCGCGCTCCCCGGGTTTGGCAATAAACAGCTATTAGGTCCGGGGTATGGGCCCGAAGATCCGCAGCCGGAGGTGGATGGCTACCAGCAAGGCTGGTGGGATATGTACCGTGCCCCAGAGCGCTGGGCCACAGCGACGCAAGCAGAAATACGCGCAGACGAGAGAGTGTGGAAAATATATCAAACGCTGTTCTCGCCATGGCTCCGTGCCAATCCAGACGACTCCATTTTGGCCGGCGAATGGGACTACGGCGAGGTCTGGTGGATCGCAAATATTCCATTTGAGTATGTCCCCCGACCTCCCGGCCCGGGTGGCGGTGGCCCTCAGCCAATTGCTCACATCGGGCGGTCTACGATGTTCGGTGCACCCGAAGGGATAGGTGGCCGCTCTGCCGGCTTCTCTGCTGGAACTGGAATAAAATTCCTGTTCCGGAAAGAATATGCGATTCAAAAGTATGAGAGCATTCATTTCCCGAGTTTTCAAGAAGTAACAGAAGATAACCAGAATATATTTGTTGCCAGCGCCCCTGTGGCCTTTCGTGGAGAGATTCCTTTTATAGAGGGGCGTCAGGGACTGCAGACGACTACTGCAACAGAATTGTATGCCGTGAACCAATCCGCGCACGGATCGGTAATTTCTCCAGATAGAATCGCAGAACGCGACGCCAATCCAGCGCGCGGCCTTTTTGCTGACATAATCCACTCAGCATTCGCGAAAAATCTGCTAGAACACGGGAATAGTGACCTAGCCGCGGCCGCGAGGGTCACAGCCGCCGGCGGCGAATACACCTCCGGCATCTTGGCCGAATTCTATAACAACCTAGAACACCAATATTATTATGCAGCCATGGCCGGAACTATGAAGCAAATGAGTGCTTACATAGTGAAAAATGGTGCATTTACACTTGATAGAGTACTTAAGATCCTGGTGGTTCCGGAGAGTGCTAACGATGCTACAGAACAGTTGGGAGATCTACTAGATTTCAAAAAGCTTGTTCGTGAAGTGCAGGATGAATATGTAGATGCTATTTGCTACGACGGTCTTAGTCAAGACGAGGTTTTGATTAATTCGCTTGTGTACGGAGCTATAGAACTATTTTTACAAGTGCATCTGGTTGAGTTTTATTTACAAAATGTGTTTGTTTTGTCGGCATTTGATTTAGACGGGCTGTACGAACTAGAATTGGTGATGGCATATATTTCTTCCTCCATACAAAATACGATTGCTACTTTTTTGCAGGGGATAAGTGCCTCAGGGGCCCAGTATAATTTGTTTGAAACGAATTTTCAAGATGCGGTAGTGGAGCATGTTAGCAGAAAAATTATACGCGACGGCGGCGCTCCTATCGATGGTGAGATTCTGTCATCTTTGGGAATGTCAGAAGGCGATTTGGGAACCTACGAAGCTAGCATTAGATATCTTCTGGCTAAAAGGATGAAGGAATCCGCCCCAGCTGTATCTAAAATTATCTCCCAATGTTCACTTGGGTCTGTCGACGAAGTCTTCTTGAAGGCGGGAATTGGCATTTCTAAACCATTTTTGAAAGGCCTAGGAGCCGATTGGGGACTTAGTTCTACTAGTCGATATCTAGTAGCATCGCCAGGTGATCGGGATCTTGGGTTTACCGAGGAAGATGCTCAAATTATTGCCTATGGTGGATTTAGATTTGAGAAAATAATTAGATTCACACCGCATACATCCGGATATTACGGAGGCTCTGAGGAAAATCCAGATGTACACCTAAGGGTGGACAAGGAGCTGGGAACCATTGCAGGGGGCAATTGGGTAGCTAACGACACCTTTAAGATCGGCTCGGCCTATCACACCGATTCACCAATAACACAAAACTTTGTTTCATTGGACAAGCTAATTAGAGTTTTAGACGACCCCGCGGTTACGGATAACATGACCATTCTGGGTAATCCAACGTTATATTATCGATTGGTATATTATGTTCCGATGCAAACTCGATCCGAGTATTCCGCCAACTCCTCCGGCGAAATAATTTTCGCGGACTCGGCAACTAAAAACCAAGAAATAATGGACACGATCGAGGCGTACTTCCTCGATGCTCGTGACGGAGATGACGCCATAGTGAGAGACACGCTCGATACCCTTATCAACGACCAAGCTTCATTTGTTCCGTTCTTGGTGGGCCCCGGCGGAGGGGACGCATCGATGTCGCACGCCGTCGCCGCGCCCGCATCGAGACAGAACATGACGATAGGAATTCCCATTTTAGAAGTTGAGTCGGGGGTAAATCTACCCAACAGTATGCGTCTTGATACTGATTCGAGCGCTCCCAAGCGGTACTGGGGCGCCCCCACAACGGGTGGATTATCGTTGATAAGGTCTTTGGCAGAAAAGGATTTCTTAGATGGAGATGTCGAGATCATCATGAATGACGAGGTTGTGAAAGCACTGTTTAATAAGAGTCTGAGCAAAGATGTTATTCTGTCTACCCTCTTGTTTAATAATTTTTATCTAACAAAATCACACTTTAGGGGAATCGATACGATCTTTAAGTCCTGCAAGGAATCGGTGGCCGCACTAATGATGCAAATACAGCAAGGCCGCGGCCTCCAGCCAGACGCTGGTGCAGCCGGCATCGCTCAAATACAGAATGCTTTAGCTAATCAAGGTCAGGGGGGAGGTAGTGACGATCCCAACGTGGCGGCCTATATCATAAAAGCTATAATCCAAACTCCTTTTGATATCCTTAAGGGCTTAGCCGAGATAATGGATCCACATGTTGTTATAACCAAAATGATAAAAGATATAAGTGGTATGGTGATAACACAGTTTATTGAGGTTTTAGAGTCAGCATTTGGCGCCGTCCCGGGCCTAGCACAGCTTGACATTGATGTGGAGAAACTAGTAGAAGTTCTTTTCTGTACCATGAATGAAGAAATAAAGAAGAACGGGCCCATGTCAAACGCCGCGGCAGAAATATCAGAGATGTTGTGTCAAGACATCAATCCGTGGCCCACCTTTACGACAAAAGGAATCCAGTTTACTGGGACCATTCCCGGCATGTTTATGGCCCCTCCGGGCCCTCTGGGAATTTTCTATCTTATATATGGATTACTTAAAAACGAGATTGACAGAGGTATTGACGATGCCTTCGCCGCCCCAGCCGGCGAAACAGACGAATTCTGTATTGATGTAGAAGCTGTTGTCGAAGGCGAAGAAGATACTGGCTGCGTACCGTTCACTGCGCAGCGCGACGACTAAGATTCTGATGCCTAATGTTGTTTAAGTCTCTAATTATTAAGAGGGTATATAATGGCTAATGGTTTATCGGTGGCTCTTCCGCTTCAACAGAGTCCTATTTTTGGTACGTACAGACTAAACACCACGTTTGCAGAGATCGCGCGACAAAACCTGAAGATGCTTTTGTTAACCAATCCGGGCGAGAGAATGATGGATCCGGAGTTTGGTGTTGGAATGCAGAGATACTTATTTGAAGCGAATACGAAGTTTGTATACTCAGAGATACAAAGTAGAATTGAGCAGCAAGTTAAAAAGTATCTTCCATACATAGGAATAGATAAAATTGAGTTTTTAACATCCGCTTTGGAGTCAGCCGTTGATCCTCACTATTTGGGAGTCAATGTTTCTTTTATAATACTGCCACTTAACATGAGTTCTCTGTTGCAGATTAATGCAAACGGAAACTAATTATTGAAATTAATTAGGAATTTTAATAGATGCCAAAAAAACTGCAACCGATTAACTACACAAGTAGAGACTTTGATAGTATCAGGCGTGACTTAGAAAATTACGCTAAGCGCTATTATCCCGATTCGTATCGAGACTTTAATGAAGCCAGTTTTGGCTCTTTGATGTTGGACACCGTTTCCTATATAGGGGATATTCTTTCCTTTTATATAGATTATCAGACCAATGAAAGCTTTTTAGACAGCGCTATAGAATATAGTAACATAGTACGTCTTGCGAGGCAACTCGGGTTTAAGTTAAACTCCAGCCCCTCGTCTTATGGGGTTCTGACTTTTTATATCAGCGTTCCGGCTTCCACCTCGGAAGACGGACCAGATTTGGCGTACGCACCCACTCTACAAGCCGGCTCTCAGTTTGGTTCGAGCGGCGGTGGCCTTTTCACCCTTCTTGAAGATATTACTTTTTCCAACCCCGCTAATCAGATGGTGGCCGGCGTGATAGTTAATGAAGCGCCCGCATCTTATGTTATACGTGCCCAGGGGCGCGCGGTTTCTGGACGGCTAGCACGAGAAACCAAAATTGTTGGAACCTATGAGCGTTTTAGAAAAGTATTTCTTTCATCTGACCAGGTCGCAGAGATTATATCAGTAACTGATTCCGAGGGTCATGAGTACGTAGAGGTTAATAATCTCTCTCAGAACGTAGTTTATAAGGCAATTCGGAATACTCAAGCGTTTAGTGATACGGTACCCTCCATACTGAAAGCGGTGCCGGTCGCCCGCCGATTTACAGTTGAGAGGAGCAAGCGCGCCACTTACTTGCAGTTTGGGTACGGATCTGACTCAGAGCTGCTTGCGGAATCGATAGCTGATCCATCTAATGTGGTTTTAAAGCTTCATGGAAAAGATTATATTACTGAAGATGATTTTGATCCAACGAGATTAATAGAAAGTGATAAATTTGGAATTGCTCCGGCTGATACCACATTAACGATCTCCTACAGAGTTAATACAACTCGCGATGTTAATGCGGCGGTGGACACTGTTGTACAGGTCTTATCCCCGCAGATAAAATTTTCAAACCAGGGCGCCTTGAATTCCACTACCAGACGAGAGGTGGCTGCGAGCCTTGAGGTAACCAACGAAAACCTAATTACAGGGGATATATCTTTGCCATCCTCTGATGAAATCCGCCAACGGGTAATTTCTCATTATTCGGCACAAAACCGCGCGGTAACAGCACAGGATTATCAGGCTGTCATTTATGGCATGCCCGTCTATTTCGGATCTGTAAAACGGTGTTCTGTGGCGAGGGACTTTACGGAGTTTAAAAGAAACGTCAACATGTATGTTATTTCTGAAGATACAACGACCGGTCGACTTACCACTACCAACTCCATTATCAAAACCAACCTTAGTACGTGGTTGGCCCAATACAAAATGATAAATGATACACTTGATATATTAGATGCCATCATAGTCAACTTTGGCGTGGAGTATCGGCTAATATCAGACTATGACTCAAATAAATATACAGTGCTAAAAAATGCCAATTCTGCCCTAACTGCACACTTTTCCAGAACTCGTGATATCGGTGAGCCGGTATATATTACAGATATTTATAAGGTATTGAATGGCGTTAAAGGAGTAGTAGACGTGTTGGATGTTCAGATAGTTAGCAAAACGGGCGGCATTTATTCATCGACTGGATACGATTTCGAAGCAAAACTATCTAACGACGGTCGTTATATAGTTGGAGATCCGTCGGTTATATTTGAGTTGAAATACCCCAATGTAGATATTCAGGGATCAATCACATAATGGCCATTAAAAGATATACAGCGGATGCCGACACCACCATAACAAATGCCTTTGAGGCCAATTTGGTTTTAAGGGGGACCGGATCTAATATGGGAGCGGCCGATAGTTTGGCGGTGTTTTCTATTTATGGCCAGACGTCCTCAAGCGCCGGACAAAGTTCCGAAGAATCAAGAATTTTAATACAATTTCCTGTACAAGATATTATAGCCGATAGGGCTGCTAATATTCTCCCGGATCCCGGCTCTGTTAGCTTCTATCTTAAAATGTTTAATGCGAAACACCCATTCACTTTGGCAAGAGACTTCACACTTACGGTATCACCCATTTCTCAATCTTGGCAAGAGGGCAGCGGTCTAGACATGGATGAATATAAAGACCTTACATACAATGGTATTGGCTCTAATTGGATTCGTCATGGTTCTACAGGCCCATGGACTGCTGCCGGCGGTGATTATTTGTCTACCCCTTCATATGATGTGGATTTCCCCAACGGCTGGGAAGATTTAACACTTGATATCTCGACTGTTGTAGAAGACTGGATAGCTGGGACCTATACTAGCGGAAATTGTGGTGTAGGGGTGCAGCTGTCGTCTTCGCTTGCGGGAGCTTCTCAGTCTTATTATCTCAAGAAGTTCTTCGCCAGGTCTTCGGAATTTTTTTATAAGCGTCCAGTAATAGAGGCTCGATGGGACTCGCGAGTACAGGATGATCGATGCGCCTTTTACTATAGTAGTTCTCTGGCGCCAGCTGCGGATAACTTAAACACTTTGTATTTTTACAATTATATTCGCGGCCGCCTTGTGGACTACGGCGGGAACCTGGGAGTTAGCTTTTATTCTAGCTCGGCTGGTGCCCCCGCGGGTTCTGCTCTCCTTACTGCGTTTCCTGGCGCCACAACGGTTAATGCGGCGCATATTTCTACCGGCATATACGGAGTTACGATGGCCCTAACAGCGGCCGCCACACCCCTTGCTGCCATTAATGACGTTTGGAGAGACGTTGATAGCGGCGAGGAGTTGATTACAGGATCCTTTTCTCCAGAAATATTTCCCGTATATCAGAGTGCGCCAACCTTTAATTATGTAACAGCGCTAACCAATCTAAAGGCGAACTACTCCAGAGAAGAGACTGCCCGCTTCAGATTCTTCATACGACAGAGGAATTGGGATCCCAACATGTATGTTGTTGCGACGAACACAATTCCAAATGAATGTATAGCTAGCGCATCTTATAAAATAATGAGATTAACAGACGAGCTGGATGTGGTATCATATGGAACAGGAAGTGACTTGAGCACTTATATGTCTTATGATGTAGACGGAAATTATTTTGATTTAGACATGTCGCTGCTAGAAGCGGATTATATGTATGGGATTAAACTTGCTTACTATAATGATAGCATTGGCTCGTGGGTCGAGCAACCGGAAATATTTAAATTCAGAATAGAAGAGTAAAACAACTATGAGCTTAAAGGATACATACAGACGCCAGTTAGAAAATCTTCAAAATATTTCTAACAAGAGCGAAGAGCAAATAGCTGCGGAAGTAGAGTCTGTAGGGTATCACGAACAGGACATAATCAAAGAAGAGAGGTTTATTCCTCGCACCGATTATTCGAGACCAAGCGCGTTTGCTCGCTACGGATCAGCTACCGAGTATTATCAACAGTCTATAAAAAGAGTTTACAGTACATACCCCTACGACGGCTCACTCAAAGAGAGGTTAGAGTGGGAAAATGATTCCAATTACTTAGATCTATATCTTTTTGAGCAGCGCTATCCTCGCACGAACGGGTACGTAATTTTATCAGCCGACGGTTGGGGCACCCAGACTGCCACGACAGGCGGCTACGGGATGCCCTCCTCTCAAGAGTACATATCATTTATTGGCGGGCCCAATGTAAATCCGGGAGGAATGAGCCCCATAGCGCTTCAGTTTACTGGATCAAACTATTGGGACCCAGATAAAAATAGAGTTTCGAACCTGCAGTTCGATCTGGAAAACAATGGAGCTACGGTTGAGTTTTGGCTCAAAAAAGACAGCTTTGACGCAAGCTTAACAGAGAAGGAGGTTGTTTTTGACCTCTGGAATAATGAGCTATCTTCTAGCGATTCATACGGCCGTTTTAGATTAGAGTTGTCCTCTTCCACAACACCTGGAGGCGAGGGGCCGCTCTTACTCACAGTGATGTCTGGTGCAACCGGGTTCCAGTGGGAACCTGTTGTCGTTGGCTCCGCTTTCACGACTGCCTCTATAGCAGATGGCAATTGGCACCACTATGCGGTAACTGTAAAATCTGCTAGCGCAGGGGTGCTAACAAAATTCTATGTCGACGGCGCCCTACACGCGGAAAATACGCTTGGTGTCGCCGGTATAAATAATATTGGGGGTGCCCTCAAGGGACATATCGGTGCACTAATTATTGGCCCCTCGGGGACCGTGGGCCCCGGTACGCCCGAAGAATCGGCCTTCGCTTGGACCGGCGCCGGGAAACTCTCCGCATCCATGGATGAGTTCAGGTACTGGAAAACTCAGAGAAGTTCTAAGGACATAGGAAGATATTGGATATCGCAGGTTGGGGGTGGTACCAACACAGATCCAGCCCCCGATTCGCACGAAACTAACCTAGTGAACACAGATCTTGGAGTTTACTTTAAGTTCAATGAAGGAATCACCGGGGTCGAATCCGCGGATAGTACCGTCTTGGACTACGCAGGCCGAGTTTCCAATGGCGCTTGGACGGGCTACGGTGAAAATTCCAGGAATACGGATTCTGCTATAGTAATTTCTAAAGCGGCTGTAAAAGAATTTAAAGATCCTATTATATACTCCTTCCATCCTGAAGTTGTATCGCTGAAGACACAGCTAGAAGCTACTGGATCCTATCATGATGTTCGCAACAATACGTCCATCTACAATTCTATTCCCGGATGGGTTCAAGAGGAAGATGACGAGAGTGCTGGAGAACTTAGGAAGTTAACTCAAATATTGGCTAGCTACTTTGATACGTTACAACTTCAGATTGATTCTGTCAATTCACTCAAAGATGTGGTTTATTACGGAGATAGTCAGAAACCTCTTCCGTTCGCCAACAAATTATTAGAATCTATGGGTCTTATGACTCCTGAAATGTTCCTAGATGCAGATGTGCTAGAGAAGCTGGCAGATCGCAGCGAGAAGCATCTGTATGAAAAGTCACTTAATGATATTAAGAATACAATCTATCAGAACATTTATAATAATCTAACTTATATTTATAAATCCAAAGGAACTGAAAAAGCTTTTCGTAATTTAATTCGCTGCTACGGAATTGACGACGAGCTAATCAAATTAAGCCTATATGCTAACAACATAGAGTATGAACTTCTAGATAACTCACGAAATGTTGTTACTTCGAAGAGATTCGTCAACTTTAATACAAAAGATAATCTAGGCGCCACCATCTACCAGAGTTCGGCTTCTAGTGATGCCAATTCCGTAGCGTTTATAGCCGGTTCTACTAATCTGACTGGTGGTTTTGCTTTTACCACGGAAGTTGATGTGTTGTTCCCCCGAAAAGCGCCCCCAGGTCAAGAAAACTACATCGATACCAATTTCATAACAGCCTCTGTCTTCGGAATTCACGGTGACGCTTCCGGCAGTGAAGACACCACATGGGCAACTCCAGATGCGGTAAATTTCCAGGTTTTTGCAGTCCGAGATGAATTAAGATCTCCAAATGTTCGATTTGTGCTGACGGGAACAGCCGGGGGCTTCATGCCGCCCACCCTGGTTAGTGATTTATACGAGGATACCTACAACAATACTAAGTGGAACTTGGCTGTACGTATTAAGCCTGAAAAATATCCTTACGAAAACTGGATTACTAGTTCGGTGAACGGCGATTATATCGTCGAATTACGAGGTACCAACACTCAAGATGGGGTTGTACTCAATACGTTTACGCTCAGCTCTTCGATTTCATCGCCACCGCCGGCGTTCGTTAGCGGCTCCCGGCGCCTCTTCGTCGGCGCCCATCGACAAGACTTTACCGGCTCACTCCTACAGCGTTCTGATGTTAAGGTGGGCACCGCGCGCAGCTGGTTAACATATCTAGATAATAAAACTCTTCTAGAACACGCCCAAGACATTCACAACTACGGAACACCGAATCCGCAGTGGTACGCGTTTCCATTTCACCCCAGCGCCTCATTCGGAGAAATCCCACAACTTGATACGTTAGTATTAAATTGGAACTTTAATCAGAATACGGGCTCGAACGCATCTGGCCAGTTCGGGGTAGCCGACTTCTCGTCCGGCTCTACTCAGTTAGCCACATCCCAGTACGATTGGCTCGGCCCTATTCTTCTTAATCAACACCCAGGTCGAGGAGACTTCTTTCCGGCGAACTCTATCAAGGCAATAGATAAAGATTATATTACCAACACGAAGCAAAACTTACCCGAGAACTTACAGTCCAAGGACATGATTTCGGTTCTTTCACAAGAGGAACAAGAGGCTTTTGGGCGTACAACTAGACCTGTTACATTCTATTTTGCATTTGAGAAGAGCCCCTATCAGGTTATTTCTGAAGAGATGATAAATTATTTTGCGTCTATGCGGGACATGCACACCCTAATAGGTGAACCAGTTAATCGATATAGAATAGAATATAAGGCTCTCGGCAAGATGCGTCACGCCTTCTTCTTGAATGTAGAGAACGATAGAATTGATTTTGATAAATTTTATGAGTTTTATAAGTGGTTCGACAGTTCTCTTTCTTTAATGTTACAACAGCTTGTTCCGATTTCAGCCGACGTGGCCGGAAACATCCGAACCATTATTGAAAGCCATATCTTTGAAAGAAACAAATATCAATCCAAGTTCCCGACCATAGACACTATGGACGCAGATATAGAGGGATCTTTTAATACGATTTTGAATGCTTCTCCCGGCTGGCGCTATAATCACCACCCTATTGATGGAGCGGAGAATAAAAACGCCCACTGGTGGAAGACGAGAGCTAGCCGAGAAAAAACCAAGCTTCGCACTGGAAATTACGAACTAGACTGGAGAAGGCAGAGAATCTTTGAGGATAGTGATTATGAATATGAACGAGAAATAAAGGTTCCTTATAGATTTGAAGCACGTGCTGGAATACAACAGCTATCTCCGCCTCATATTATACATAGCGGCCCTAATTATCACCCCAACAAGAAGTACAATTACGTATTTACAGCCACACGGCCTGCAGGCCCTCTCGTAGAGGGAACAAATCTGCCGGCCAACATTATGCTCGCATTCGATGAGGATGTAGAACGGTTTGTGGATGTGGTGGATGATTTAGAGTTAACCCCTAAGCGCCGCATCGGGTGGGGGATCAACGCTAGAATCAACAAGGACTTGTCTGGCAGCGCTACTTACGAATTTGCGAAGGGAAGCCTGCTGGCGCCGTTTAGTTTGTACAGTAGCTCCGTTACGACGGGTTATAACAAGCAGGTTGTGGAGAAGTTCACACCCGGCGTAATGATTACCAATTTACATCATGATGTATATGGTGTGACTCACGAAGTCCCGCTCCAGGGCCCCTTCCCCGAAACGTATGTTGGCGGCCGAGAACATCGCCATGTTCCTATTAACAAATTCGATTCCTCCAAAACGGGACCAAACAATCTAGATTCTCCTGCCGACCGGCCCGAAGGGTTTAAGATCTTGTTAGGCAGCTGCGACGGAATCACTACCACCTCCGGCGCCTTAGGTATCGTAGATCCTCAGTATCCAGATCCAGATTCGCCAGCAGTTTCTCCGCCTTATCTCTTCGACCGACCTAAGGGCAATATGTCACGTAATGTGGGTACCAAGCGTCCAGTTAATATACGCAACATTCGGAAGAACTCCCCGGGGAACTATAGCCAGAACTACGATGTTGTGTCGACCAATGCACGATCATCAAATGATCTCTTCTTTAGAAAGCAGACATTCGATTTCTCTCTTTATCCTCAAAGCCCATACCCTCGGCTGCCGATTGTAGATCGTCACGCAGTACAAAACATCAGAGTTAGAAACACAAAAGCCATCTCGATTGACGATAGTCTTAATTATTATGTTTTTACTGCTCCGGCGGCAATGAACACAAATAAGAAAGAAACGTGGTCTTGTTGGCTGAATTGTACCAATCCCGGTGAGCTTAATTACTTTATATTGGATGTATCTGATCGTTACTTTGTGATCAATGCCGATAACACCTTCACTTTTGCCGCTTATTGGACGGGGCCTGTTGATGGGATTTGGCAGACTGATGCGGCGATTACAACCGGCAACGAGTGGGTGCATGTGGCTATAACCTACGATGGTAATTCCAGTACAAACCATCCTGTCGTCTATATTAATGGCGAAGCGGTAGCAATAACCCGAACATCCGCGGAGCCAACTGGCGATTTAGAACCCTACTTCGGCGGTATCGGCATCGGCTATGCCGGCGCCCATGCTTTTGAGGGCTATATATCTGATCTGGCATTTTATAATACTAACTTGCTTGCCGATGAAATTAAGGCGATTTATGGCAATTCAACGTTAGACCTGATTAATTATGGTCCACCCCGCGTTGCATCCAACCTTATAATGTGGTGGAGAATGGGCGACGGCCCGGGCGATACGGTTGGCACCATCATCGACCAGATGGGCACTGTAAATTTGGCTGCCGGAGGTTCTCCTTCTATCGTTAATATAAGCGCTGGCGATTGTTTGGTTACCGCCAACGAAAACAACTTCGCTCTGCCTGACAGATCTGGCAAGAACTCTAACCAAACCGTTTTTGTAAATCGTTTTGCCGGCTCGGGCTATGAGGTGATGTCGAGAGGCTATATGGATCCAGCTCATGAAGAGAAGTCTGTATATAACGTTTTGCCGTATCACAACTTATCGATTCTAAACTATGGTTTTCCTGAATCAGCATCAGCAGACCCCTCCATCGCCACCGCAATAGTGGTTGTAGATCAGATAGGCAAGAACAGAGGAAGAAACCAACGGCTTACTTTACACTGTGGCCAGTTTGGTCACGATGCGGCATATGGAACAATTCCCGCGGACACCTATGTTACTGTTCCTTCATACCAGAAAACAAACCGAAACCCCCGGTCTCGGATAAAGCAGCTAGCCGACGGCTCTTATGTGACAGGGGTGGTGTACGATAACGGATGGGTAACCCACCCAATTCCGCGTTCGGCGCGGCAGTATTCTTGGATTACGGCTAGCCTTTCTCCGGATGTTGGCACCGAGCTGTTTGGCTATTCGGCCCTAAGCGGCGGATTTGCTCAGAGTTTGCCTTTAATTAGCGCAAGCCAGTTTGGATCTGTCCATTGGGCCTCGGGGTCGACAGTCCTCCCTAGAACCTTGGGGTATGATCAAAACATCGTGGGCCAAGGCGCCGTACTCTTCGGCGCCCCAGTCACCGCATCTGACTTTTATCCCACCACATTTGCCGGCATTAACGGGAATATTTCCGAACCGGTGGACATTTCCTCTCACAATCTGGGGTATCCTCTCGGCACCCCTCTCGTCCCGACGGACTTCTCCTCGAAGGAACCCCAATATCGGAATCGTTCTTTTTGTTCGGTCACCAACCTCGCTAGTCTCGCCGGCGCCCCGGTCTTTAACTCCCTCATGCTTCACCGCAACGGGCCCTATGGTTGGCCCACGTGGAAACAAATTCGAGCCGGCCAGACTCCGGTTGCAAGACGTCTGAGAAAAAAGAATTTAGTCGTCGTTAGAAATGAGCCAGAACCATTTACCTACGTATATCCTCAATATTCCTCGGGCGGCGTAACGCTGCCCCGCAACCAAGTTCGAGTGTATCCACTCAAAGGCAATACCTTCACTTCATACATCGAACAGCCAATAAGCAGTCGACACAAAGCACTAGAGTTTGTATACAATAATCACTCTCGTAGTGCTCCGGGGGTGGATAATAATGTTATTGCTAGGGTGTCATGGGCAAACAATTTAGACTATTTCTCCAACGAGGGGCTTAATAATCGACTTAACAAGATCCCAAATGTTACGCTCAACCAGCCTTATAAGACTCTCGTTAACTTTACTCTAGACGCAGACAAAAACAATTCTGATACATTAGTTCAATATACAGAAAGAATTTATCCTCGCGAGGTTAACGCCTATCAGAATAGGGTTCGAACCCGAACAGACTATAGCATCTCGGATATATGGGATGATTCCCGGCCCCTTCGCTCGAAAGACGCGGGGGTAGTAAACTCTCTGGGGTACCCAATCTATTCGGCCAGTGTATGGCATCTAGATGCTCACAATAATTTTACCACTCGTCCAGCATATCCAGAGTACATAAATTCGGTCTTCGTTGATTCTGCGGGAGAGCTGCAAAATGATTATTGTCGATTTATCAAACATACTCTTCAAGGCTCGGACCAGAGCCAGTGGGCGCGCACATCTCCAGCGCCGGCTGCCCTATATGCCATGCGTATCCCTATGGGCTCGTCTTCCGGCGGGGAACTGCCGGTCGGTGTTGTCATGCCGGTGTGGGGAGGAGATACGTATTGGGATGCTCCCGAGCAAGCTGGGAAGAAACCATATCAAGTATATGAAGAATATGCAGAGTTTATACGCCTAAAGGGCAAAGACCACTCACTGGTGCCGGAATTTAGAATAAGCGAGCATATTGAAAAATATATTGAAGACGGATCTGACTGGCTTAAAGATATTGATGACTCCTCTCCGGGAATGTTTGAAATAACGGGCGCTGCCATCTCTGATAGCGCTCAAACCAATTTCTATAAAGTATATGGCCACACTGACTTCTTAAAATATTTTAAAGTAATAGATGATGATCTCGACAATAAAAATATTGGCCAAGGCCTCTCACTTAATCGTCGAGCAATAGAGATAGAGTGCTCAGCTTATCTTAAGTTCCTCCCCTATAAGGGATTTTACCCCGCAGAGCGGACTAGAGAGTTGGCAAAAATCTTTAACGATTCTTGTGATGATTTTGTTAACAAAGCCGGCTATCCGTCTCCGACCTATGCAGCAGCCGTCGGCAGCTCCTGCTCCCTCACCCCCCTCACCGAGACTCAAAAAATACTTAAGCGCGCCATTATAGAGCCCCTCTTTGCTCCGGGAATTGTGCATAACACGGTAAAGTCGGGAATTGCCGTGAGTAGCTTTGTTATAACCAACAGTGCTTCGTGTCCAACCATTGATCTTACTGCTTCATGGCTAGCTAAGCCATTTTCAATCCTTACCGAATTACCTGAGGGAAATGTTGATTTTGGCGCAGGAGCGAATGGGTGTCTAAACCCTGTTGAAATTCAGACCGGCGGCGGATACGAAGACCAGAGAGGGTATAAATTTAGACGAATTCCTTTTGAGGCCGCTCTTCGGCCGGGAGAATATCTGAGCAAGTACAATATTTATGATAATGGGCTTCCTCCCTCCGCGAGTCTTTTAGATCCAGCTGTCATCGGCGCCGCTCTCACCTACAATCGCCTTCATGTTAACTGGAGCGGCGGTGGCTCGGATCTCTATAGATTGGCCTCGGACAATTATCACTGCGAGGTGGTTAACTTCTTTTCTCCAGGGCTTACAAGTTTTGTTTCAGCTCGCGAAGATGAGTTTTCTGCTATGCAGTCGGGGTCGCTCTATGCCATGACGCTAAGACTGGGGCGCCCACTCAATGCTGACTTGGTTCCCAATAGATCTTTGTTCGAAATGTACGAGAGGGCTTCCGCTTTTGGCCCCCCGTTTGCAGGAACTGCTGATACCATTTTATCCTGGGCCGTGTATTCAGCTAGTTTTGATCCGCTAACTCCTCCATACTTTAATGGAGTCGGGGAAGTAACAATTTTATATCAAGCAAAATACGATGGAAAACCGGAGCTTGATGATATCTTATCAACTTCGGAATTTATCTATGACCGGTCCCGGGACAATGTGCCTATCGTCCCCCCCGGCTTCGAGCCCATCCTCACTGCCGGCTATATATACGGAATGCAGATGGATCAAAGTTATAATTTGGTTGATAAGATAATAGAGGTGCCGCCCGGAACAGACAGTAATAGGGAGCGTTGGCTTATTCAGAGTAAATTTGAGACTCCGGTGTTAAATTTTGCTGGCGTAAGCCCTCTTACCATCACACAGCCTGCCACGGGATCTGTTAACCCCGGCGTCACACCTGATGTTATATCCAAGGGTATGTGGCACCAGTATGGCTCAATTCCATCTGGGCGAGAGGCTGTTGTATCTTCTATCAAGGTTCCCAATTCGCTAGTATCTCCTACTTTCGGCGCGCTCTCTGCTAGCACCCCGGCGGGGCCCGAGTATCATTCGTTGGCCAGCGTGGTCGGCTTCGACACGACAAATTCTAAGCAATTGGGCCCCCTGCGTACCATGCAGAGAATGGAAGAAGCAATAATAGCTGTACCGTTCACCGTTAAAAGAAATCGGCGGAAGTTCTTCCACCCCCGAAAGAGATCGAGCGATTACAAAGAGATTTTAAAAATTCTTGACAAGTATCTGTTACCACCCAAGTTAGACTTTGTGACCAACGAGGGACTAAAGCCGATACTGTTTTATGCCTTTGAATTCGGGGCGGATCTGTCTCAACAGGACCTAGCGGATATTTGGCAGAATTTGCCTCCCGATATTGGTCTAAATTTTGAAAGTTCTAAGGCAATTATTCGCGAAGAGAAGATAATTAAAGAGATGTATAATTCTATCGATACACTGCAATGGCTTGTTTTTAAGGTTAAGAAAAAGGCCGCAAAGGATTATAATAGGTTTGTTAAACAGAACCTGACTGACGATTTAGATTCTGTTACGCCAAATATTGTTTCCAAGTACTCCTATAACTGGCCCTACGATTACTGCTCTTTGGTGGAATTAATTAAACTAGATGCCACGGCACAGTATGAAACAGAAACAGAGGGAACATCAGAAGTGGATCTTTTGATTAGAGCCCACAATCCGGTGATTCCTCCCATAGAACCTCCGGAGATGGGATAAAGATGGTAGCTTTTTTTAACAAGAAAGAGGATGTAATTGATCTCCAACTCACCGGGTACGGGAAGCTTCTTTTGGCTCAGGGTACATTTAAACCTTCGTATTATGCTTTCTTTGACGATGATATATTGTATGATTCAGAGTGCGGAGGGTTTGCGGAGATTCAAAATAATGCAGAAGTGAGAATCCAAGAAGAGACTCCATCCTGCAAGGTGGTGGCCAACATCGTAGGCGCCGAAACTCGTGTGAATGCTTTCGTTGAGGGGGTTGCTTCGAATTTAAACATTATTAACACTGTGCCATCCGATGACCCCAATATAGCCTTTGCTTTTAATCAGCAGCAGCTGTTCGAAGAAAAAGTAGATCTTTTATACGATCCTCTCGGGAATAGCGCGCTATCGTCCGATAAAGCCCCCGCCTGGAAAGTGACGGCGCTCCATAACGAGATCGACAGTACTACGGTTACAACGCTAAGCACTGCCGGCCGTCTCCCGGACCATTCTGGGCGTGGCATAGTACAAAATATACCTCAAATTAATATAGAAATAGATTATGAAACTTTTTTCAGTGAGGGTCCCCCGACTGTCGCCACAGTTAGCCCTCTTCTTAACGATACTTTATATCTGTCGGTCAATAGAGACTATTTAGTAATAGAGGTGTTGGAAGAAAATACTGATTTCCTTAAAGAGAACTTCGATATAGAGGTGTTTTATTCTGGAACCTTGGCCACGACCCTAACACCACCAACGTCAGAGAATATTCAAATGTCATTTATGGAAGCATACAGCGAGGCCTTCCCGCAGCCGGTGACCGCCGAAGTTCAAACTCCGAATGTGGAATATTATATGGATGTCCTTTTAGATGATGAATTGCCTTCGGGGGTGGTAAACGAGCTGAATCTGCCAAACACTCGTACTTCGTCCGGACGCCTCCGGCTCAATATGAATCTTTACAAGACTCCCGATGAGGGGTGCTGTTAATGGTGGCCATAAGCCCATATTCCCTAAACGGTATCTTTCCTGAAATTTTCGTAGAGAAAATATTTTTAGAGCCTCCCTCCGACAATCTGGAGAGCGCTAAATTAGATATTCGAATTAATTTTTCTTTACAAAGAGCGAAACAGAAGACCCCATGGTATTTGGATGATGGATTAAAGGGTCGCCTTAAAATATTTGTATGCTTCGTAGCGGATGAAAAGCTGGCGAGGAAGCTGACTGTTCCGAGAAGGCTCCGTCGCGAAATGCTAAGTACAAAATTTAATCCGGCCTTAATCAAAACTCATATTGGCATGGAAAAAGCTATCGTACCCCCCTATGCGGAAGTTTCGAGCGACTCCACTCAGATTTTAGATTCGAAGAATGCCTATGCGGTTGAAAGTTTACGCTATAGTATTAAAACATCTATAAAGAAGAACGCCAACTATCTCTCTTGCATACTAATACCTTATCTGACATCGCCGCAGTCTTCGGTCCCCTCGGGTGTGTCCCCCGATGCTCCAATCCAAATGGGCAATATGTGTATCGAGGGAATTTTTAATCAGAAAGAGGTTCTATCGAATAGTTTTATTTTTACACTTACTGAGGGGATGGATAACTTTGGCAAAGCGGGCGAAGTATGGATCGGCCCCGTGCATTATAATCACACCATGGGTTTTATGGCCGGCCCATCTCATACCGAGACGAGCCACCCTTCTTTAAAAGCACAGCTGGTAGCCAATAAAAAAATTCTAGACTTAAGATTCCAAAAACACTTTAGAGGATCTCTGATCAATGCTCAAAACAATGAGATAGCAGGCGCCATCAACGAGGCGATTTCATCGAAGCTGCTTAAGCGAGAAAAAGACAGCAACATAAACTATTTTTCACCACTGTGTATGTCCCGCAATAAAAACAATACCACAGATTTAATACTGGGGTTTAATATAGTCCAGGCAGTTGAAAACTTAACTAGATATCCGTATCTGTATCATACAGCCGCAGAACTTAGATCTGCCATCATTTTAAATGACGTCGAAGTTTATCGCAAGAGGGTTACAAACCCATCTGTGGGGAATCGCCTGACACCTTCTCCAATTTTTAATCGGCCTATAGAAACAGATCAGCCCGACGAACTGGTTGGCAGTATATCGAACGGCAAATTAAAAGTTTTGAATTATTCAGTAGACGAAAAAATAATGCATTTTGTAGTACGTGATGAAGGGATGCAAGCTATAGCTGAGGGTGAATATCAATATGGTATCAGTATTAAGTTTACCGACAATACGACTGTCAAGTTAAGGTCCGCACTGAAGGCTATGAGAAGGAGCCTACAAGGATATAAAAAATATGTACAGTTGGCCCAAGACCCCAACGTTTATGATTTTCCTACCAATCAGTTTAAGCAAAGGTATATAACAAAGTTATACAGTGACTCTAAAGCGTGGTCGGATTTAGTAAATAAATACATTGCCATAGTTTTGTTGGTCTTCGGTAGATCGGCTTTTGTTCAGTATAGTATTCCGAGATGGCAAAGAAATCTACTCAACATGACTGATCCTCGATCAGCTAGTATCGAATCTATTCTAGAGTTTGAGGGGTTTGCTATAAGCTTGGTAGAGAAGCTGTCATCCATCACGGGGAAAGCGGCCATAAGTAATGCGGACGAACAGCCAGACGTTGGTTCCAGGGTGAGGTCTAGTGGACCTTCTGGAGCGCTATTGGAAATTAAGCACGATTTTATGACCCCGTATGAAGCAAAAGATAAAAACGATCGCGGCGTGAGATACTTCAACTCCAGAGAGAACTCATCCGAACTTCTAAATATCAGTTATTCAGACTGGGCCCGAAGAGTACAGCGTGAGTCGACAATGTTTTCTTCTACTTCCCCCCAGGCTAGGTCAATACAGAGGAACGGCTTTTTAACCCCCTATGCACTAGAAACACCAAATCAGAGTATCGGCGTACGTCAAAACATGAATTCTGAAGATTCGTTGGCGATCCTGAATGCTAAATTAAACCCATACAGAGAAGATTTCGGGCCTAGAAATTTAGGACCCAGCGTAATCATGGCTCTGAAACAACAGCTGATGGGGTATAGAGGAGTAAGTATTGAGGGTCTTAAACAAAATATAGCAGAATATAAGGATCGATCTAGCAAAAAAATTGATTTATATGATAGTGCAAATGTGGTGGGAGAAAGATCTCATTTTGTTCCAGACGAAGACCACATGGACAGTGTTAGCGGAAGTCATATAGCAGTGTGGACGGGTACGAATAGTATAGAAGAATCTGTTCTTAATTCAGATTTAGCTACTGATATATTAAATGAAATTAGTTTAAATTTTATGCCTCTAGAAGCTACGTCATTAGACCAGATAGCGGGTTCGTATGCGGCACAAAAACTAAGACAGGCGCCTGAAATTGTACAAGAGTCTAACGCATTCGAATTCAATGTAAATTATAACACAGAAGCGGTAGTTCAAGTTTTGAGTGGTTACCGGGAGATTGACGGCGAATCATATGTAATAGCTCCACAGTGGACATCTTTGGGGACCACCTCTTTGGAATCGTTAGCGAAGGGCGGTTTTTTGGTGTGCCGGCTGCGCCGCGTGAACACTATCACCGGTCAACAAAATGCTTATGAGTTGCCGGTGTATAATGAATATTTTATTTTAGGAGAGCCGCCGTCTCTTTCATCTAATTTGCCATCACCAGGATTTTCTACCAATATCCATTCTTACGCGACCGTTCTGCAAGACGAGATGAGCCGAGCAACTATTAATCGAGGTAATCAAGAATTACCAATTGCATACTTAAAATCGACCGCAATGATTAGTTTGAACGCTCCGGCAATAAAGCGCCGAGCTAAAGCCAGATCTCTTCAAAAAACATCTCGGGGAGTAGTTACTAGAAAATGACTGGTTTACTTGATAAGTTAATTATAGTTCAGCCGTCCTCGGTTGGAAGAAATTGGAAATATGTGGTCACCACTGGCCTTCGCCACCCATTCATTAAGACTGCCGCGCAGTGGCAGCTGCCCGATAAATTCTTGGCCTCTCTCGGAAAGTACTGGACCACAACCCTTACTGGAAAATTCGAAAGGATGGCTGCGCCAGGGCTCCGTTCTATGCAGTATTTTGATCCGGGCGCTACACTCGATATCGAGGAAAATCCTGATTATGGAAATGTCCTTGATGTGGAGCGCATTGGTGACGGCTCCCCCAGCGCCTCGGGGCCCCCCTCTGGCCTCGCAGATTTTTTTGAGTGGGCTCGATACGAAATTACATATAATAACCAAATCTGGAATTTATATAATAGCTACTATGAAGCCGATCCCGACATGGTTGATCTACTCGACAAAATTTTAGCCGGGGATCCGTTTTATATAGACTATCTCCAGAATGGGATCGTGTCCTCGCAGTTGCCGGGCGCTCCATCGTTGCTGCTTTGGAAAGGAGCCTCCGCTAGTCCCAACATTCCTGCGCTGGTGGACACCCAACCACAATATTCTCAAAGAATGTTTGAACTTAACCTTCCGGCCCAAAACGACATGAACGCTAGCGCGCTGAATGTTCAGGCAATTCCAATGTATAATTATTATGTAGGCGCAGATCGGGTGAATTCATATGAGTCAGCGGTTGCAGATCTTCCCGAATCCGTTATTCCAAATTTCTATATGCTTCACTATAGTGTGGCGCCCTCCGGAGATATAATTCCTAGGTATCAAAATCAAATTACTTTTAATAGTAATGTGGGGTCTTTCGATGATCCGATAGAGGATAGGGGACAGTTTTTTTCTTCGTACGCTACGACCTTAAAAGCTCTTAAAACTGCGCGCGATGAAAACATAGTGCCGAAAGATCACCCCGACTATGCACCAAGCGACTGGTCCGTCGCCGTCGACACCCTTCGAACGCTGGGATTCAATATTGGAATATATTCTGAAAATTTATCTATTTTGGAAGGTCTTTCAACAATACCTGCAGAAGAGCGCGTCGAGTCCTCTATTACTGATATGCCCATGTATGTAGACTTAAAGATCGATCACAACCAAAGTCTTGATATAGTATACCCCGCCTCGGTCACGCCCCAGGCAACGGATCCGACTGTGGCCCAGCTTTTAACTGAGCAAGGTCTTTATGATATGGTACTGAGTATGATAGTACAGCAAGACGTAGCACGGACCGATTATCTAGAGTGCACCATGGCGATTGAAAGATCCACGAGGACCACAACTACCGAGGGGGAAATAATTACCGATCTTCCTACTCAAATAATAAATCAGTCCCTGCACCACAATATCTTCCCCTCCTGGCAAGGCGCCCTCATGGGCGGCGATTATTGGCTCTACAGCGGACTGGACTTGGACAGCATGCTTGCCAATCCGTGGACCCTCGGGCCTTCGATCGGCAAAGGCACAAACCTAATTGATCCAGTTAATTTGGAAGCCCCGGGCATGTCTGTACCATCCGGTACCGGATCGATCACACAAGCCACCGTGAATGGTTCCTTTAACGATTTCTATTTTTCTTCCGCCAGCCCCCTGACGGCCGGCCAACTCTTTAATAGCCTTCGCAAAAGCGACATAGGAATTATGAATCTAGACTCCGGGTACTCAGAAACATTTATGTATAAAGTTGAAAAAAGAGTTGTTGAGTCGGGTGCTTTTATCCCGCTTGATCAATTAAATGATGCCGATGGCCCGAACGGCGCGCCCTTATACCCCGTGGTACAAACCTTTTATATAGCAGTAGATCCCGATCAGGTAGAAAAGACTATAAGATATATTGACACTCAAGTTAAGTACGGGGTAGTATATCAATATAATTTTACACAAATTCGTTTTATTCTCTCGACCCTGTACGACTACGACGATTTACAAGTTCAGACAGATTACGACGGCATGGGTCGCGCCCTCGGAAATGCCCTCGGATTTTATGTCGACGAGCAAATCGACAACCCCCCGGAAATAGATCAGTGGGACTATGTGCCGTGGGGCCAGGATACCCCGGTGGCCCTTGAGCAAGTGGGGCATCTTGTTTTGCCTTACTCGGATAATCAAGGCCCGGGCCCGAACGATCCAGATTTAAGCAATCACATGATACAACTTAAGCCTGGTTATGGTTTTAATAGTAATAACCTAGGCGGAGCCGTCACAACGGGGCCAGGTCTTAACCTCGCAGGCGCCAACGCGTCGGCCGCGGCAGACCTCTTCAAAGCCCGCGGCAATGAAGGTGTCGACCAGTTCGGGCCCGATCACTGGAAGACTGTCGAGCCCACGGAAAAACAAGAAGAAATGCTCAACCTCCTAGATAGGCTAGCCCCTGTCGGTGAGATGCATGGAGAAAAGTTACTGGAAGAAATGTTGGCCGGCCCTCTTCGTGGCCCCGGCGGAGGATTCAATTTTGGAGACCTAAACCCTAGTGTCCACCTTAGCGAGACCGACGAGATGTATGGAGAAGCGATGTCGCCAGGAGAGGTTGCCGAGGGCGGCCCCTACGAAGAAAAGGACTGGGGTCGAAGCCCGCTGTTTGACGAGGGGATTATATAATGTCCGGCTTTTCAAACGGCTTCTACGGCTCCTCGCCTCAACCCGGCCTCGACGGCCTCGACCGCCCCACGGGACCTTCTTTAAATTGGTGGTTTGATATCGATGAGTATGACGAGGATATGAACTTTTTGCGCACTGTGTCTATCCCCCTCAACTTCGTTGTAAACGAAACCCTCAGCGTTCAAGAATTTCTAAGTATAGTCCAGAACACTTTTGATGCCCATGCACTCCCCATTATCTCGGGCCGTCGCCAATATATGATTACTGCTATAGCGGGACAACCGGCCAGCACCAACGCGGCGGTCCGCTTCAAAAACCGCGACACCACCATTCAATATAGAATCTGGAACGAGGATGAATTACCTTTTCAACTAAGATTTATGACAGGCCCTCATGGCTCCGTACCCGGGGGCGCCCCGGATAATGCTCGTGTTGATATGCAATCAGGTTATTGGCCTGAAATAATGCAGACTCCCTATTATGCCACCCAGGCGGTAGTAATGGACCGCCCTCCTGTATCACCTCAGGTGAATATAGTTCCCTTTAAAAATATTAATAATCGGGTATTGATTATGTTGAATAGTTCTACTGGCGAGGTTGCAGAAAAGCCATTCCCCATAGAAGACAGCGACCTGGAAGATATTAGGTTACAGTTTTTGGCCCAAGGATTGTTACCCAACAACACTGTGGCCACCAACGAACAAATAATTCAAATGGCACTTGATTCCGATTTAACATTTCGTAGTGATGACCCTTCTTACCGATATGAAATATACCGGACTAGGGAAGCTCCCATGAGTTATCAAGATTTCAAAGGAAAAAGAAGGGCCGATATTATAGAACATCTCGGAACTGTCGGCGGCAATCGATATGCTACCTACGCCACCTATCTAGAGGACCTCGTGCCCAATACCAAATATTATTATTGTTTTAGGGTTATAGACGTTCACGGGCACGTTTCCAATCCCACTGTCCCCTATGAGGTGGAAATGGTCGATAATTCGGGTCAAGTATATTTACTGTATAAAGAATACTATTTTCCAGCAGAGCAAAATCAAAACTTTAGTAAAAATGGTAGACAATATCTTTATATTGCTCCCACGTGGACGCAATCACGTTTTGATGATGCCAACACATCGATAGAGACGGTGGGTATCGATGAGGTCCCTCCTCCAAATGTGCTGGGTACTTCCGAAACTGATTCAGTTTGGAACAAAGTATTTAAGGTTCGCCTTACCAGTAAGAAGACGGGGAAGAAGATAGATCTTAATTTAACATTTAAAAACACAGGAGTAGTTAATCCTTAGGGCATGATATTGATTTAATTACTATTTATAGAGAGAGAGGTTGATTTTATGGCATTTTTAGACAATTCAGGAGATATTATATTGGACGCGGTTTTAACAGACACGGGTCGAATGCGTCTTGCTCGCGGCGATGGAAGTTTCCGAATCGCAAAATTTGCATTAGGAGATGACGAAATAGATTATGGTTTATTTGATAAACTTAACGTCAACGGGTCAGAATACTATGACCTTCAGTGCTTACAAACTCCAGTTCTAGAAGCGTTTACAAACAACACTTCTCTCCTCAATTCTAAATTAATTACAATTAGCAACAACATGACATGGTATTTACCAATCATTAAGTTGTTTAATCAGGGTTCCTCAACGCTTTATAATGGCACACATTTTATTGTATTGGCTGATCAAACGACGGTAGATCAGATCACCCTTGCGGGGACAGTTCAGCTGGTGGCCGATGGAATACTCAATGGCGCCACCGTCGGCGGTTCTCAAATGCAAATCACAACAGATCAAGGATTGGATACTGCCAATATTACACCAGATACTCCGCTGAATCCGGAGTTGGTGGAAACTGCCTATATTGTTGAAATGGATAATCGTCTAGGAAAACTATTTCCGGGCATCACTGGCCAGGGCACCAATCCGGCTGCAGCCTCGCTGAGTCCTCTTTCTTATTCTTTCATAGATGATGATTCTGTGGCTAGCTATTATATCTCAATGCGACGAGCTGGCCTTATAAGTACGATTGCGACCGGTCTCGGAATTAATTCATCGATTCTCGGGCCCCGCGGAACTAGGCTTTCGTTCAGAATAGGGTCTTCTTTAGAAAATAGATCGGGGTACTACTTGTTTGACACCTTTGGTAACGTGGGAACAACCACCATTACCAATGACACCGTCAACCTCGTCGCCGGGACATATAAATACATTGACTCAACCATACGTGTTTCGGGAGTATCTACTGGATATAGAATAGATATACCTGTAAGATACGTGAAATATATATTATAATAGGGTATAAAAGATGGCAACGACATTTAAAACACTAACCAACAAAGACGTAGCTTCCAATTCGGACTTGCTCCATGAGGCTATCCCAATTACGGGAACGATCGTTTCGGGAACCTACGAACCTGATCTAAACATTAAAAACTATGTACATGGGATGTTTCAGTCAGTATATGACTATCCTTATCTAAGTTCTTCAGCAAATCATATATTTGATATAACGGCTGGATTCTCTTCTAATTCGCTTCTTTCGGGATCCACGGCTTCCAGCGTGCAGCGCGCCAAAAAGATCAACATGTACAACATGCTCGCACAGACACATGTTGGGTTTGGCGATAATGGGCAGATTTTAGAGTTTGATCAAGACGGAGATCTTACAGGTGGTGCTAAAATTAAAGAAGCCATCTTTGTAAATCTTACAAGGTTGATCACCAAAGACGAGATTAAGAAGGGTACCTTCCAGGCCACCTTCTTGGTGGGCGGCGACGTACATGCACCCACCACTCCACTTACGGTATATGACGCCAGCGCGACGGAATACCTAGTTAACTCTCCGGTGGGAGAATATACTGTATTACACACAGCTTCCGGCGGAACTGGAACGCCCGTTGGCTTACTATATTATCAAGCAAAACTCTTAGTGCTCACGGCGTCCATATTTGATGGAAACACACCGGATTATTTTGGCGATGGAGCCTCTAGTTACTCTACGATTACTGGTTCTCTTGTGTCGGCATCGATTTCTGGCAATTGCGATGGACTGCGCAACAGATTCCAAAATATGCAGTTTAATAATACTACGGAATTGAATTCTACAATCTATTTCTGTCGAGCGAACCACAATGAGTTCAATTTTAGTTCAAACCCAACTTATTTAAGCAGCAGTCAAATCGTGGTTAAATCTATTGCGCGAGAAAACCCCTGCTCCTTTATTACATCGGTCGGACTATATTCCCCGGATAATGAACTTCTAGCTGTTGCAAAACTTTCAGAGCCACTCAAGAAGGATCCCGCTAACGAATTCACTTTGAGAGTGAGATTGGACTATTAAGGGATGCAATGGCAATCTATAAGTTTCAAGAAGATGATGTCTTCGTCAACACGGTTACAACTTATCCGCAAGTAGAATTTGTAATATATAGCGGAAGCGCTTATTACAACAATGAAGCGAACATTTCCGGCGCGAACATTTCGTCTATAAGACAGGTACCTCCGGGATATATTAATCTTTACGAATACAATGTTGATAGGGCTGGCTATAGTGGCGCAGATATAGGACAGGCCACAAATACGGGTCTGATCCACCCCTTCTTGGTTAAGAATGACACCAGGGTTGCTTTTAGAACCACAACAAATTTAGCATATAATAGCGCCTCTATCGGAGCGGTTATGGAGGGAGTCTACCCCCTATCGGCCACGATTACAAAAGAATTTTATCCAGCTGCTGTGGCGCGCCAAACCCCATCTAGTCAAGACCTCGTCGACCCGGAGTATTTTGTAACAGGGGACGTGACTCACCTGTATGCGCTGAAAAATACTTTAAATTATAATGCATATCTAAGTCCTCATTATGCTTATTCTTCTTCGTTGGGAGATTTAGATACACAGGATGTTGGATTAATATCGATACCGTCTATTTTCTACGGATCGGAAATTAAAAAGGGCTCTGTAGATTTAAGATTTTATATCACGGGTACCCTAGCGGGAAGGCTACAGGACAAGAACCGCAATGGGGAATTGATCGAAACGGTGGGCACATCGGAGGGTAGTGTGGCCGGCGTCGTACTGTATACCGAGGGGTTTGTGGTCCTAACTGGGAGCTGGAGCTTAAACAACGCAGTTACAGATAAATACATAGACGCGGCGATTTCCGATAACCCCAGGTGGGTTTATTTTGCGCAGTCTATTGCCTGCTCGACAGGCAATGGCAATTGTTCCGGGATTCCATCGCCTGTTCAATATCCAGCGGTGTCATCTTCGTTTGTAATGAATATGTCGGGCACGACTAAAGTACAGACTGTAACGATGTTTGCTACTGCTCCGAAGGGGCAATTAAATCATTCCAATAATCCGACCTATCTGTCCTTTACCACTGGAAGTTCAGCGCAGACGGGCTCTCTAGCTTACATAGAAAATCCCAAACGTTCTATTAAAAATATTGTAAAATCGATATATAATGATCCTGCAGGAACGTTTGAAAAGACGACTTATATTTCCAAGGTGGGGATTTATGATGATAATCAAAATTTGATTGCCGTGGCTAAGTTGGCAAATCCCGTGAAGAAGGTTCCAGGTAGAGACTTTACTTTTAAATTTAAATTGGATATTTAATGTTTTTAGGGCTTGATGTTAGCACCAGCATAGTTGGTGTGACTTGTATAAATAAGAGCGGTGATATAATTTTTTGCGATCACTGTGATCTCCGGAAGAGCAAGGGGCTATTCGAAAAAGCAAAAGTATTAAAAAAGTTTCTCACTGACCGAAGATACTTGCAGGCCATAGTCCAAGAGATTTGGATTGAGCAGCCATTTACTTTTTTTAAAAGTGGGCGCTCGACTGCTAAAACAATGGCCACGTTGCAACGGTTTAACGGCATGGCGTCGTTAATTGTTAGTGATGTATTTGGGATAGAGCCTGAATACGTTGGAGCTAACGAAGCACGCAAACTGGTTGGTATCAGGATGCCGCGAGGATCCAAAGCAAAAGAAGAAGTTTTAAAGTTTGTGCTTGACAAAGTACCCCAGTTTGATGTAGAATATACTAAGCATGGGAATCCTAAAGCCGGCTATGGCGATAGAGCCGATAGTCTTGTGGTTGCCATGGCTGGGTGTAATTTATGGAAGCAGAAAAACTTAGAATCTTAAGAGAGATTCTCGGACCTAATCATAAGTCAAATGAAGAGAGGCTATTTCGTTGTCCTTATTGCGAACATCATAAACCGAAGCTCTCAGTTAATATAGGGAAAAACGTTTATAAGTGCTGGGTGTGCGATACGCGCGGCCAAAACATTTATCATCTGGTAAGGAGATTCGGAGCCTACAAGCATCGGCAGGACTGGCTTCAATTTGAAGAGGAGGTAGATTATTCAGCCTTCGAAGAGTTATTTGGGAAGAGGGAGGAGCCCGATCAGGTCGTACCACTTCCAAAAGAATATATTTCTTTAGCCAATAAGAAGTTACCGCCCACTGGTTTTATGGCGAGGAAATACTTAAAAGAGAGGGGCATCACCAAAAAAGATATAATTTGGTGGAAGATTGGCTATTGCTCCTCTGGAGAATATGAAAATCGTATTATTATTCCTTCGTTTAATGAAGGGGGAGATGTTAACTATTTTATTTCGCGCACCTATAATGGAAGTTATCCAAAATATAAAAATCCACCTGTCGATAGAGATGTGGTGTTTAATGATCTTTTTATTGATTGGACATCGAACATAGCTTTAGTGGAGGGTGTATTTGATGCCATTGTGGCAGGCAGCAATTCTATTCCTTTGTTGGGGTCTACTCTGCGGGTGGATTCTCAGCTATTCGAGAAAATAGTAAAGAACGACGCATCCGTGTATATTGCATTGGATCCGGACGCAGAAAAAAAATCATTAGAAATTATTAAAAACTTCTTGACATATGACGTCGAGTTGTATAAAGTGGATATATATCCCTTCAAGGATGTTGGAGAAATGACAAGAGCTGAATTCCAAGAAAGAAAGAAGAATGCAGTTCGTATGAACTTCGATAAGCTCTTACAACATTCTATTTTAGCTTAAAAAAAATATGTATAAAATCGCTCATTGTGCCGACGTGCACATTAAAAACTTGAAATATCATTATGAATACCGCAAGGTATTTGAATCTATGTACGAAAGCCTTAGAGAGGAGGAGGTGGACTTTATCTATGTCGGCGGCGACATAGCGCACACCAAGACACAGATCTCACCAGAATTTGTAGAGCTGTGTTCCGAATTCTTATCTACGTTGGCAGACATTGCACCCACGTATGTAATCCTTGGCAACCACGATGGAAATCTTAGAAACTCTTCCAGACAAGATGCTATCACGCCCATTGTTAATGCTCTCGACCATCCGCACCTTCATCTGTTAAAAAACTCTGGTGAGGTAGAAATGGCGCCAGGTTTGGTGATGAATGTTTTGTCTGTGTTCGATGAGGAGAACTGGGTAAAGCCTACTGATTCAGACAAGATTAATATTGCTGTCTATCATGGGTCTATTGCTGGGGTGAAAACAGACATTGGGTGGATTATGGATCATGGAGATCATGACGTCTCGATATTTGCAGACCACGACTATGCAATGCTTGGGGATATCCATAAAACCAACCAAATTTTAGACACCGAAGGTCGCGTACGCTACTCAGGATCTATTGTCCAGCAAAACCACGGAGAGACCAACGACAAGGGGTTTTTGATTTGGGAAATCGAAAATAAGGACGTTTTCAAGGTAAAACATATAAAATTGCTCAACCCGCGCCCGTTTGTGACGATTGAGCTGACTCCGAGGGGTAGGATGCCAAAAGGGACCCAAATCGCTCCAGGGGCGCGCCTGCGGCTCGTAAGCAACAATAACCTCCCTTTGAACGTTATGAAGCGCGCTGTAGAGGTGGCCAAACACCGATTTAAGCCCGAAAGCATCACTTTTTTGAATAGAGCAGCTGGGGAAAGAGGCACTATAGATATAAATGGCCATGGCTTCTTTAAAGAGAATCTGCGAGACATATCTGTACAGGAAAAGTTAATGAGAGAATATCTCAAAGACTACGAGGCTTCCGATGAAATGATGGAGCGAGTCTTTGCCTTAAATCAGAAATATAATTCTATAGCCGAGGCTGCAGAAGACGTTGCGCGAAATGTTAATTGGAAACTGAACAGCTTTGAGTGGGACAATCTTTTCAATTATGGAAAAAACAATAAGATAGATTTTGAGAAACTGAATGGGATTGTTGGCATCTTCGGGAAGAACTATTCCGGGAAGTCGAGCATCATCGACGGTCTTCTTTATACTTTATTCAACACGACGTCTAAGAACGAGCGCAAGAATTTAAATGTAATTAACCAGAACAGAGATTCGTGTCGTGGCAAATTAACGCTTCAAATAGGGGAGAAAGCCTATACCATTTCTCGCAAGTCAGAAAAATATATTAAGAGGCTAAAGGGGGAAGAGTCTTTAGAGGCAAAAACTGATTTAGACTTCGATTATTATGATCCCGTCGTGGATGAAACTCACAGCCTTAATGATACGTCTCGTATCAAGACAGACGCTGCCATTCGTAAGCACTTTGGCACGATAGAAGATTTTCTGTTAACATCTATGGCGTCACAACTAGACTCTCTTTCTTTTATCAAAGAGGGTTCAACTCGTCGCAAAGAAATTTTAGCCAAGTTCTTAGATCTAGAAGTTTTTGAGAAAAAGTTTAGGCTAGCCAAAGAAGATAGTTCAGATTTAAAGGGGGTCTTACGCCGGATAGGGGACAAGAATTTCGAGGAAGAAGTGACCAGAGCTACGGAAGAAATTGAAGCTACGCAGATTGAGTTGGCTAATCACGAACGAGAGTGTGATGTGATGGTGGAAAAGATATCTCTGCTGGAGGTTGACCTTGCAACAGCTAACGAGGTGATGGAGTCTATCCCCAGCGGTATAATAGATATTCTAGATGCGCAGCAAAAAAAGATAACATTGACACAGAAGCTAGCAAACGCCAAAGAGACAAACAAGGTCAGAAAGAAGGGTATAGCAAAAACAAAAAGCCGCCTTACAAGATTGCGGCACTTCCTGGGTGAGTTTGATATTGATGAGTTAGAACGTAAACAAGAGCAAGTAGAGATGAAACAAAAGCTTTTGGATGCGACAGTAAATAAGGCCAAGCTTCTTCAAAAGGATTTCAATTCTAGAAATATCAAATTAAAACTTCTTGATGAAGTTCCGTGCGGCGACGGCTTTCCAATGTGTAAGTTTATACACGATGCGCACGAGGCTAAAAAGGGAATCAGAAAGATACAAGAAGATGCCCTGTCACATGTCGACACGATTAAAAACTTAAGACAGAGTCTCGCGATTTTAGAACCCGCTGCAGTCTCCGAAAGCCGACGCAAGTATAATGATGTTTTGGCGGTGCGGACTAGAGAAGAACTCTCTCTTAAAGACGAACAGGTTCTCTACGAGAGGTCCAATGCGGAGATTCTTTCGTATGAGAATGACTTAGCTTCTTTGCAAAGCAAAATTGAAGAGTACGAGGAAAATCGAGACACAATAGAAAATTTCGAACACTTGACCAAGCAACGCCGGAGGATCATAGCTGAGGTAGAAGAAAGCAAGAAAGAGCACGCTGCTTGCAGAAAGCTTATACTCCAGCACTACAGCAAGAAGGGCTCTTTAGACCAAAAGCTGAAGAACTTGACCGAGCAGCAAAAGGAAATGAGAGACATACAGCAAGAGTATGCTGCTTACGATCTTTATCTGCAATGTATGCATTCTAACGGAATAGCATATGATATAATCAAAAAGCAGTTACCAGCGATCAACAACGAGGTTGCCAAAGTTCTAGCCAACATAGTTTCGTTTGAAGTGTTTTTCGAGGACGACGGCGCTCGTCTTAATATTTTCATTAAGCATCCTAAGCACGATCCTCGCCCCATTGAAATGGGTTCCGGAGCTGAAAAAACAATTGCCGCCATGGCTATTCGTTTGGCGCTCTTGTCGGTGTCAAATTTGCCCAAGGGAGACATCTTTATTCTTGATGAGCCTGGTACCGCACTTGATGCCGATAACATGGAAGGCTTCGTGCGAATTCTCGAACTAATTAAATCTTATTTTAAGACTGTCGTTTTGATCTCGCATCTGGATAACCTCAAGGACTGTGTTGATACACAGATTATAATCGAGAAGCCGGCGAACTACGCCAAAGTCGTACAATAAATAATCTCACTTGGTTTGTCTCTTAGAACTAATTATAGTAGAGGAGAGATAGTACAATGAGACACCTTTTAGACAAAGGACTACAAAAGCTAGTTTCGCGTAAGCTTTTAGCGTGGGGAACGGCAACAGCGTTGCTGTTGTTTGCAGGCTTGACTTCGAGCGACTGGGTCATTATAACTACGGTTTATATTGGAGGCCAAACTGTGGTTGATGCGGTGGCGCGCCTTAAAGGGGTTGCGTGAGCCTCCTGCTATTAAAAAGTAGAATTAAGAAAGTTGGGTCGTGGCTTAAGCACCGTTGGTATGTACCGTTGCTTATTCTTGCTTTGATAGTTGCTGTTTTGATATGGACGGTGACGAGGAACGGCGCCTATATAGCAACGCTTCTTGATGTTTTGGAAAACTCGCGAGAGTCATATAGAAAAGAAGTAGAGAAACTAAATGAAATTCGTCGTCGAGAAGACGAGGAAAAGCGCCGCGTTTTATCCGAATACAACAAAAACATTGAGAAGTTAGAGAAAGAGTATGTCGGTAACAACGAAGAGTTAAATGCAGCCAAAAAGAAAGAAATTAAAAAATTAGTTGAAGAGGGGTATAATGATCCTGAGAGGCTCTCCCGAGAGCTAGCTAGATTATATGGACTGGAGCATGGCTAAAAAGATAATATCTCTATTCTTGGCCTCCTTTTTCGTTTTTCCGCCGATTGCAATTGCCGACGAACTCGAAGAGCCAACCTACGATATTGTATCGCTAAAGGTCGGTGATCCCGCACCCTTCGACGGCGTCCTTTTAACTACAGACGCGGCAGCTCAAATTGCGGTAGATAAGAAGTTTGAAGACGCAGAGTGTGAACTGCGAATTGCGTATGAACTTCAGATTCAACAACAACACTACGAACTACAGCTCTCATATAAAGAAATTGAAATTATGTCTTGGAAAGACAGGTATGAGTCCATGATGATTTTAAAGACCACTGAGATCGAAAGACTCCAGGATTTAGTTATAAAGCAAGATCCTTCTAAAGAACCCTGGATGGTTGCTTTGGGCTTCGGAATCGGTACGCTCTCTTCTATTGGTATCTTTGCCATTTCAACGGAGATTGTTAATTGAGCACCGCGCCGATCTCAGAGGTATCCGACGCATGGCCTCAATTTACGATGCGCGCAATAGCTGCAGCATCGAATGCGATGACTGTCTAATGAGCAAACACAAAGAGCGCGTCGCAAAGTATGAAAAAGCCATATCAAAAAAATATGGTACCGAAGCAATTGATAACCCGCGACGATTTTGGACCGATGAGAAAGAGAAAGAATATCTTGAGCAGTCTATCCAAGAACGACAAAAGTTTGCCAAGCTATCTGAAAAGCAGGACAAAGTGGAACAAGATGGTTTTTTAATCAACCAAAAACTACTTAATAAGAATACAAATAGGGTTTGCCCCGTTTGTGAAAAATATTCGTTTGATGGACGCGACGGTATGTATATGAATAGGTTTTCAACGTGCTATATGTGCTATATCCAATGGATAGATGGTAGAGAAGAAAGATGGTTATCCGGATGGCGACCAAATAAAGAGGGGGTGATATAAATGGCTACAACACTAGAAATTATTCAAGGAATTTCACAGGCAGCGGCTAACGCCTATGACGGCGCTCATGACGAGTCTTTAATTGCAGACGAAGAACCGCGCAAAGTGGGACTCCGACGAGAAGAGGGAGACTTTATCCGAGACAAGCGTATCAACGACGGGTTTAAGGTGAAGTTTAAAGGACCGCTTTTAACTATTTTATATCAATCTGAGATAAGACTAAAAGATGTGGCACAAAAGGGTTTCGAGAACGAAACTGCTGGAATGATAAACAAAGTTGCATCCTTCCTTAAGAAGGAATATAAAAAAGTCACCGGAGACACCCTTACCTTAACCAGGGTGGGCGAGCCTGATATATTAGTGCAAAAGCTTTCCAACTATAGAACCGACGTCCGCGCCACTTGCGACTACAAAATTGGCGGTATAGGTGATGTTAAGGAAGTTAACCCGGATAAAAAAGACGGCCTAGATAAAGCAGTTCGAGACTGGCTTGCTCTAGGTCCCAAGAACAAGCGCCCCTCTAACGATACGCGCAAGGGATAAACAACAAAGTGTTATGGGGTACAAGCTTACTAAGCAGGAGATTGTAAAAGAAGTAGTAAAAGCCGGCAAAGATCCGATTCATTTTATTACAAATTATTGCAAGATATCTCACCCTCAACGAGGAATAATCCCCTTTAAAACCTATAATTTCCAAGAAGATTTGTTAAAAGATTTTAATGACTATCGTTTTAATGTTATTCTGAAGGCCAGACAACTAGGAATATCTACTGTTACTGCGGCATATACGGTTTGGCTTATGCTGTTTCACCGTGATAAAAATATTTTAGTTGTAGCTACGAAGCTTCAAACTGCAACCAACTTGGTGCGCAAGGTAAAGAAGATAATGAAAACTCTGCCGGAGTGGATGAGAATATCTAATATATCGATAGACAACAGAACATCTTTTGAACTTAGTAATGGATCTCAAATTAAAGCCAGTAGCACTTCCTCAGATGTTGGACGTTCCGAGGCCTTGTCGTTGTTGATAGTTGATGAGGCCGCTCACGTAGAAAAGCTGGAAGATTTGTGGGCCGCTCTTTATCCCACCCTATCGACGGGGGGACGTTGTATCGCTCTTTCTACCCCCAATGGAGTGGGGAACTGGTTTCATAAAACCTGTGTTGAGGCCGAATCCGGTACAAACAATTTCAATTTAACAACCCTACTATGGGATGTTCACCCTGACCGTGACAAGCTTTGGTTTGAAAAAGAAACCAAAAATATGTCTAAGCGTCAAATTGCACAAGAGCTGGAATGCAGTTTTAATGTATCTGGTGAGACGGTTATACATCCGGACGACATACTTCATTTTATAGAAATAGCCACAGAACCCAAATATCGCACCGGCTTCGATAGAAACTATTGGATATGGGAGGAATACCAGGAAGGAGTCCCCTATTTTATTTCTGCAGACATCGCTCGGGGCGACGGTAAAGACAATTCCGCCTTCCATGTTTTTAAATCCGACCCTTTAGAAATTGTTGCCGAGTATATAGGCAAGCCAAATCCGGATGATTATGCTGATATTTTATTTGATGTTGGGAAAGAGTACGGCAATTGCATGATTGTTGGCGAGAATAATAATATAGGATTTGCGGTACTTAATAAACTTGTCGATAAGGGTTATAATAATATATACTATTCTACTAAAACTTCCCACGACTATGTTGATTCCGCTACGGCGCAGTGGCAATCTAATGTTGTTCCCGGGTTTACCACGTCACTTAAGACGAGACCTTTGGTGATAGCTAAGATGGAAGAGTTCATGAGGAACAAACTAATTAAAATAAATTCTAATCGTCTGCTTAGTGAAATGAAAACTTTTATCTGGCAGAACGGTAAGGCCCAAGCTATGAGATCTTATAATGATGATTTAGTAATGTCTTTCGCAATTGGCTGTTGGGTAAGGGATACGGTTTTGGTTGAAAATAGCAGGGCCCTGGAGTATAGTAAACATTCACTGTCGTCCATTTCCACATCCAATCGCTCTTTTAGTACGACCATTCCGGGGATGCTCGGCCATAGAATCAGCACCGAAGACGAACGCATGCAGACGGCCAGAGAATTTAATAAAAAATATCTAGGAATCATCAAGGGATAAATAAATGGCAGACAATAAAAATAATCCACGCAATCCCGCATCTCCTCTCTTTAAGAGATTAACGCGAATATTTTCTGGCCCGCTTATAAATTATCGTGCTCAGTTTACCCGCGAAGAGCGTCGTTCAGCTCTTGACAAATATCAGACTCGATTCAGAAGCCTAAGCGGCCACCAGTTCAAGCGCACCTCAGACAACCTATCTCGCAACTACAACATGATGACCTCCGCAGCAATGCGGAACCAAAATCGCAATGAGCGCTATATTGACTTTGATCAAATGGAGTACATGCCAGAGATTGCGTCAGCGTTAGACATCTATGCTGACGAAATGACAACCTCTAACGAGTACAATAAGCTTCTTAAGATAGAGTGCCGCAACGAAGAGATTAAAGAAATCCTTGAGTCGCTATTCTATGATATGCTAAACATTGAATTCAATGCGTTTGGGTGGGCTCGGACGATGTGTAAGTTCGGAGACTTCTTTCTCTATTTGGATATCGATGAGGTCCTGGGGGTAAAAAGTGTCATCGGCCTTCCTTCTGGAGAAGTTGAAAGACTAGAAGGTCAGGATCCAACCAATCCCAATTATGTACAGTTCCAATGGAACACCGCCAATATGACTTTCGAGAATTGGCAGGTTGCTCATTTTAGAGTTCTGGGCAACGACAAACATGCTCCGTACGGAACCTCTGTTTTAGATCCGGCCCGCCGTATCTGGCGCCAATTAGTTTTAATAGAAGACGCCATGCTAGCTTATCGTGTTGTGCGAGCACCCGAACGACGGATGTTTAAAATCGATGTGGGTAATATACCCCCTCAGGACGTGGAACAATATATGGAGAAGGTTAAGACCTCCCTGAAAAGAAATTCTATAGTTGATCCTACCACAGGTCGCGTTGATTTGAGATATAACCCGCTCTCGGTGGAGGAAGATTATTTTATTCCTATTCGCGGAGGAGTTGGATCGGACATTACCACCCTTAAAGGCGCCGATTCACTAAATGATATTGATGATGTCAAATATATCCGTGACAAACTCTTCTCTGCTATTAAAATTCCTCACTCATATCTCATGATGGTTGAAGGCGGTTCAGAGGACAAAACGACTTTGGCCCAGAAGGACATTCGTTTTGCCAGAACAATTCAAAGACTTCAGCGAGTACTTATTTCAGAGTTTGAGAAAATTGCTGTTGTTCATTTGTTTACGCTAGGCTTCAGAGGCGAAGACTTAATTTCGTTTAAAATAGCTTTGAATAATCCGTCACGACTAGCCGAACTTCAAGAAATTGAACACATTCGAACCAAATTTGATCTTGCGAATAATGTTGTAGAGGGTATGTTTAGCAAGCACTGGATAGCAAAAAACATTTTGCACCTCACGGACGAAGAATTCTTACGGAACCAAAGAGAAGCATTTTACGATAGGAAATATCAAGCATCTCTTGACGCCGTTACAGAGTTGGCAGCTCAAGAAATTGCTGGCGGTGGTGGCCTGGGCGGAGAACTGGGTGGCGCCGGAGAAGAGCTTGGTGGAGGCGAACTAGGTGATGAGCTGCCTGCCCCGGGCGACGAACTTGGCGGTGGTGATCTAGGCGCCGAGGAAGGCGGTGATCTGGGCGGAGAAGCCGGCGGCGGAGAAAGCTCTCTATTGGCCGCGCCGGCCCGTAGAGAAGATAACCCCACCGCTCAAAGCTTAGAGCCTCAATCAAAGGGTAAGAAATATTATAAAAAGAAAGACGACACTAGAAAAACTAATAAGCAGGGACCCACTACTAGAAAATTGCGTCCCAGCCACGGATCGTCTAGGCGAGATATATTTCCAGGGCATCAACTATTGAATGTCAATGCACTTTACGAGGAACTTCAACCTAATTACAATAACGACGATACCGAAGAAATTAACTTGTTAGAGAACACTAAAGGAATCAGAAAACTAATTATGGAGCTTGAAACCAAAGAGGCGGAGACCAAGGTAAGTGAGAAAAAAGCACAATAAAAAACGAAATACAGCCTTCTTGTATGATGTGTTAGTTAAGGAATTAACTAAGACTATCATCGATAAGGATTTTAAACAAAAAAATGTTATTTCCACCATTATAAAAGAACACTTTGGGGGCGCTACCGCTCTCGGCAAAGAGTTGCTTCTTTATAAAACACTATTAGAGACTACCGATCTTGAGCCGCGGCTGGCTGAAAAGCTTTTAAACGAGACCAAGATAGCTCGGTCTCAGCTAGACAGCAAAGATATATTCGATAGTCAAACTGCAGTCATTAACAAAATTAATAAGACTCTTTCAAAAGAATCATGGAACACATTTGTTCCAAATTTCAAGTCATTGGCTTCAATTTCTGCTATCTTTAACGGATCCTCCACCATTAAGCAGCGAGTTTTGTATGAAGATGCGGTGGTCAATACAATGAGCAACTCCGCCGAGACCAAAGAAAATCATATGAAGCCTATTGATAATATTGTTTATCGTTCCTTTGTTAAAAACTATAACGAACAGTATGCGACCCTTATGAAAGAACAAAAAGAGTTGTTAAGCAAATATATTGCTTCTTTTGCAGACAATGGATTGCAATTAAAAGTATATTTAAATGAAGAGATCGGGCGCCTAAGGGAAGTAGTCGAGGAATCCCTTACCCTTGAAGAGGTTTTTGTCGACGAACAGATGGTTCTAAAAACGAAAGAAGTTTTAGATATTCTAGAGGGCTTTAAAGAATCCGACCCCTCAGAGGAAACAATTTCCCAGGTGCTGAAGATACAAGAGCTGGTCCGGGAAATTCAGTCAAATGATTAAGATAACCGTAGGTGGACCTCAGGCTACTGTAGAATTAAATGCCAGGAAAACATTAGAAGGAAATCTTTTAATAATGGATCATGATATTATTGATATTGTTTTATTACCAGAAGGCAATAAAGTAATAACCTTTCCAAAAAGCAAGGGAATAGAAGATGCTTACGGAACTCAATCAAGATTTTTCGAGTTCTTGGCTGACAAGGGAGTCATAGCCAGAGATAGCATTCAGGGCGGCAATATATTTAACTCGCTAGAAGGGCAAATCCCGATAAGTGAGGGTGCCAATTCTTTGCAAGCGGCGGTGTATGTTATATCCGAGTTTGTTATTGAAGAGGCCGATGCTAAACTAACGGCCGAAGAATACGAGAAAGATCTGGAACAGTACTATGTCCACCCGGGCGACCGCGACACAACGGAACTTGGCGAGGTCCCGCAAGAAGCCCAGAAGGGCGCCATGGTTCCGGGGTATTACTACATTCCGCTACGCTACAAGATGTAGAAATGTCTCTAGTTTATTTCATCTTAATCGCCTATGGTCTCACCCAACTTCTTTGTTTTTCAAAGATACTAGATCGCATTCGGCCCTCACATTATTTCTTTTCTTGTCCTATGTGCATAGGATTCTGGGTGGGCGTCTTTCTTTGGGGAGTTAACCCGATGACAGAACTATTTACCTTTAGTAATAGTCCGGTAACTGGTTTGTTATTGGGCTGCTTGAGTTCAGGTACTTCATATGCCTTAAATATGATTATCTGCGACGATGGAATACAGATAGGAAAAGGAGAAAAACATGGCTAAATGGATGTTACAACCAGTACGACGCTGCTGCAAAGGCAGTTGACTACTTTCGATTTAAAGGAATAAAACAATGGCACGCAGAAAAAATGTAAAAAGAATCGATCCGAGATACTTCTTGGATGAGACAGTGAATCGCAACGATGATGGTTCTCGCTTGGAGGAGATCTTTGGTTTTTCTAAGGCAGAGAAGCTAGAAAAACTCTGGAACCCAGAACACGGCGGCCATGGCGGAGATCTCGCCCAGCATTACGTGGCCAAATTTCTGGACAAAGAGAACATCTCCGGAGATGTTTATCCCGAAGACGTTATTGAGAAGGCGAGGGAAATTTGGCTGTCCTCGGACCCTCCCCATACCGGCGACGGTTGGACCGCCGCTGTCGTTGCCGCGGCCAAATCAGCCGTCCAACCCGAAGCCGAAAGGGTCCATGGCAACCGCGCAGAACGTCGCGCGTCAGACAAGGCCCGTGAGGCCGCCACCGCAAAGGAGCGCGCCGCAGAAGCCCGCAAGCGAGCAGCCTACGAGAAAGAACGGGACGCTGAGATCCAGAAGAAAATTGATCGCGAGAACCGCGAGGCTGACCTTGGCACCGGCGGATGGCAGGATGTGTTTGATTTCAGCCATCAGCTAGAAGAAGGATATATGTCAAATCGCATGGGGGGTGACACGACGCAGGGACACATGTCAGATATGTTTAACAGTGATGATCCTCAATATCCTGGACGTCCATTTGTATCCGCCATGGGCGCCGCCCTAGATTTCGGATCCGCTGAAGCACTTAATGCCGTCTGGGCGTTTAAGGGTGACGACGGCCGGGTTGTGGCCGGTTGGCTGCGTGATGGTCTTATTGACATTGCCCGGGCAGATAGAGGCTCTGGGTGGCAGGGTGACCACGAAGACGCAAATCGCGAAGCCGGATACGCGTTCGGCCAAGATCGAATGGTAACGAGCGAGTACCTAGCCGGAAAAGAAATTTCGCCGCGGGATATTCAAGGGATGGATTTTGATAAAGTTATGAAGGCAATTAAATTCAAACCCCTTAAATGGGATCCCGACGCCTATGCCGAGCGGTATGATGGCCTGGTGCGCTACGAGAGACGATAACTATGGCCAAACAACTTCTCCGAGAATATTATGAACTGTGCGACGGCGGCGCTTGCCAAGATCTTCTAACTGAAGACGAAAAACGCTTCGTAAAAGACGGCGGCATGATGCTATCGGGTATGATGCAGATGGCTGAGACCAAAAACGGCAATGGCCGCGTGTATCCTCAAGGAATTCTTGAGAGAGAAGTCAAGAACTATAAGAAACTCGTTAACGACAACCGAGCCCTTGGAGAACTGGACCATCCCGAAGATTCTGTTATAAATCTCAAGAATGTTTCTCACCAGATTACTGATATATGGATGGACGACAGCAAGGTCATGGGGAAAATGAAGGTTTTGGACACACCGTCAGGTGGAATCCTGCGCTCTTTGGTAGATTCGGGAGTGTCCATTGGAATCTCTTCCCGCGGTCTGGGGTCTGTCACGGAAAGTGCCGGCAAAACCATTGTGGAAGACGATTTCCAACTAATTTGTTTTGATATGGTATCAGAACCGTCGACTCCGGGTGCTTTTATGATGCGAGAGAACAAAAACAAGTTAAACGAGGTGTTTACAAAAGCCGATAGAATTAATAGAGCACTGAATAATATACTCACAGAGGGCAAAGAATCATGAGATTAGCCGAGGCAGAGTTAAAACAGATTGTTCAAGAAGAAATTGAACAAGCCATCGAAGAGGGATATCTCGATCGACTGGTGGCAAAAGCCAAGGGCTTCGGAACCAAAACTAAAGCGCATGCTCAAAGCCTCGGCCAACGTGCTGGTACCTGGGCCCGGGAGAAGTCCGGCGCCGACCCAGAAACGGTGGCCGGAGAGCGAGCTGCCGCCGCAGCTACTAAAAAGGCCGGCGCCGAAAGTGCGCGACGCACACGGGCTCTCCATATTATTAAAAAATCGTGGGATAGATTTCATGATGATTTGAAAGCTGTAGGGGCCTACGAGGTTCCTGAGATAGTGGTGGCGAGAGATGCCATGATGAACGCAATCGAGAAGCTTACACCCGACCAGGCAGCGCCTGCGCCCGAACAGGCAGAAGATGTTGTAGTTGCCGCTGTTAATTCAAATAATTTAGCCACACGAGATGCAGATAATTTTGGGGATGATGGGAAGCTTAACGCTCAGGGTCTTAAGCTTGCCAAAGCTCAAATCGATTTCCTGAAGAAAAAGGGGAAGGCGGTTCCTGGGCTACTTTCTCAACATGTTGCTGCAGCAGGCGCGCCTGATCCGGCCGATGCGGAGACCATTCAGGTGGCCCCGGTTACCGATATTGAGAGTGCGCGCCCGCGAAAGAAGGATACTGACGATGAATATAGGGATAAGTGGGCGAAGCGCGCCGGGATTAGAGAAGAGTAGAATTTCTCTTGCGAGGTTTATATGAAACGTAGTGAACTTAAAAAACTTTTAAAGCCGCTGATCAAAGAATGCATAAAGGAGGTGATGCTTGAAGATGGTATTCTTTCAGGAATTGTATCAGAGGTGGCTACCGGAATGGGTAGAGTTCAAATTGTTGAAGCTGGACCTAGAGAAAAAGCAGCAGCAAGACCCCCCAACGACGAAAAGTTCGCAGAGATGCGTCAAGAATCGGCGCGAGAACAAAAAACCAAACTAAATGAACAGAAACAGAAACTCTTAGACGCTATAGGTAGAGACGCCTATAACGGGATAGATCTGTTTGAGGGCACAAGCGCACTAAAGTCAGCCGGCCCAGCACCCGGAGCAGGGCCCTCCCCTCAAGGACCCTTGGCGAACGTGGACCCCGAAGATTCTGGGGTTGACATATCCAACTTGTTTGGGAGCGTTGGAAGAAGCTGGCAAGCTCATATGAATTCAACTAAATAAGGGACTCTCGTGGCAGTAAATGTATCAGTGGTAAAAAGACCTCACGAGAGTCCCGAACGGCTAATCAGAAGGTTTATCAAGAAGGTGAAAAAAGATAGAGTACTCGAAACCTATCGAGAACGCTGCTCATATCATGTAAAACCTTCGGTTAAAAAAAAGCTAAAACGAAAAAAGGCGCGCCGCGAAAGAGAACGTTTAGAAAGAAAACTTAATAAAAGGAAATAGTAATCAGTGATGACTAATTATAACAGTTTGGAGAAGAAAAAATGACATTTAACCACATGAAGCCGGGCCTTTTTAATGTGGGCTCATATCAAGTATCGGGCGCACCCTGGATAACAGGTTCAAACACGATAGCGGCCGGAACAGAGGACCATATTGTATTTCCTAGGACAGCTAAGGCGGTGACCGTTATTAATACCGACGCCGTCGGATCCGACGACCTTCGAGTTCATTTTAATTCTACAAGCTCAGGAAATGTTGTTGGTGGTCTCCATTTTGTACAGCTTAATAGCGCTACCGATAGTATAGCCTTTAATGTTAAGTGCAAAGAAATATTTGTTTCCAATGCGGGTCCCGGTGTTGGCGCCTATACTGTTATTGCGGAGTTAACAAGCATCCCGTCGGATCAAATGTTTGAACTAACGGGCTCTGGTTTAACTCAATAGGAGAACAAGATCAGTGCCTACCACGTTTAATCCATCTAGAAATATAACCGATGGCGACACAATCGCAGCCGGGAATACTACCGGCTCTCTTCATCAGGTAACAGGCAGCTTAAGAATTACAGGCAGCCTGTTTGTCAATGGTGTCCTACTCACCGGCTCCGGTGGCGGAGGAGGCGGAGGTTCCCCGGGCGCCCCGAACGATTCGGTACAGCGTAATGATGGCGCCGGCGGATTTGCCGGCAACAGCGCTTTCACTATCGATGTTTCAACGAGCCCGCCGGCCCTAAGCGCATCCACAATCAAGATGAGCGGCGCGCTCGACATCCCCGATGCTCTAGTAATAGGCCCCACTTTTGATTTTACGCCTTTTGGCATGGGTATGGTGCATGCTCCGGGATTAATTTCGGTTCCCTCATCTAGCCACCCGCTCGGCATGGCTGGTTTTATGGCTTGGGGCCCCGACGGCCCCGGCGCCAGTCAGCCAGTAACCAGCCTTAGCGCAGATGGCCTCTCCTTTCAATCAAGTTCTACCTCCTGGCCCGTGGGAGGAGGATTTGTCGACCCACCTGTAGGTATATACCATAAGGGCATCCTCTTCAGCGGAACTGCAGGGCCCGGGGGAAGTGGTCCGACCCTCATGACCGCTCCAGAGGGTAACGGCATAATGCTTGCTCCAACCTTCCCTCCAAACTCTATAGGGGGCCCCGGCTCGCCCTCGTTCTACGCTCCGGGTCTTATTACAATTGCTTCTAGCAGCGCGCTGTGCGGGCTGTGGATCATGGCTGATGGTCCTCCCGTAATGCAGCTGACCCCGGGCCAGTTGACCTTTAGCGGCTCCAATACCACCTCCTCGACTGATATTCACCCCCTTGTGAGCGCCGACATGTTTCAGACAAGCGATGGTGCCATTCAGATTGGCCAGATCGGAGATCCTGATGGCCCAGGCGGATTGGGAAATATATATCAATCCGGTACACTGATGATCAGATCGGGTACTCACAATAAGTTTGTAATGCAGGGTTCCAGCGGCGCTCCTGTTGTCATGATAGCCCCCGATGGACTTATGTTCTCCGCTTCCGCCGAGGGGGGAGCGCTCAGCATCATGAATGGTCCCCTAAAGTTTAGCCACCCCGCTCGGGCCTCGATTGATTTCAGCGACACCGGGGAAGGTGCAGCAGCTCTTGAGATGCCGGATAATATGAACGAGGGCTTTATGTTCCGAGTACAGGGCTCGCCCCCAGGAGAAAGTAATTTCTTGACCTTCAAGACTACTACCGGTACAGAATCGGTGGTTTCCAACAAGCCATTGGGAATCGGTCTTCCCGAGGGAGGCGCCAGCCCCAACATCACTCTTGATGTGCATTATACCGGCTCTGGTAATCCATTAAACCTTGGCCACACTCAAGGTGGCGGTGAGGTTGTATTTTTTGGTACAGGGTCCACTTCGATAGGTTCATTACACTATCTCAAGTCGGATGGTAACTGGGCTAAGACAGATGCGAGCGCCACCGGGAGCGGCCACAACCAGCTATTGGGTATCGCTCTTGGAGCGAGTGCGACCGGCAGCGGGATGCTTGTTAAGGGATACTTCAATGCTATCCCATCATACTCAGGATCCTTCACTGCCGGTGGTCCGGTGTATGTTGGTCTAGACGCCGGAGCCATGAGCGGCACCGCGCCCGCATCGTCTAATGAATTCGTACGAGTGGTCGGCTACGGCACAGATAAGTCCAACATCATTTATTTCAACCCGGATAGTACATATATCGAGATAGCATGATATGTCAGCATCAAGTGTGTACTGTGAGAGAATAATTAATGTTGAGGAAGAATAATGGACGTAAAAAATATCCAGGGAGTGGAGATGGCCAATATTAAAACAATCAGCACAGTCGACGCCCAGGAGTGGGAAGTGGTCTATGAAGTAGACTTCACTGGGCTAGCCACTAGTGCCATCCTTAATACCAACCCGGGAACTGACAGCTCTGTGTCTATTTCGGGCCCGCATGCTGTGACCTGGATCTGTAAGTTCGGCTCGGACACCAGCTACGTCAACCGGGTACAAATAGTTGGCGGAACCGGCCTTCAATTTGAGCATCTTGTCGGTGAAACCCAATCACATCTTTATCAAAATCTGAACACAGCACCGAGACTCATGGCTCTTGCATCGAATATTGTTCCCGGCCTCAGCGCCGACGACGTAATCGAATTTCAGGTCCTCCAAGAATCCGACGGCCTTTCCGGCGACTGGCAATTCTATGGGCTTCATATGAATGACGGGAATATGGCGAGCGCTGGCAACTGGGCTCACAACTCGACAATAGACGTTGGTGCTGCTATATATGATCAGCTGCGCACCGGAAATGGAGACATCCAGTCTTCTTATGTAGTTGCCACCGGAGGAACACCAGAACCCGGATTCCGCGCATTAAGATGGAATGCTGGGGCGGGGGGCTTTGAGGGCACCTCAAAATTCACTGACAAATTTATTTCGCCCGCTACGACGACAGACTTTAATAGCACCGGCGTGGTGTCTGCTGCTTGCTCGAATGTTTCCACCGCGGCACCGGTCATCAGTATAGCGAACGGCTATATTGCTCTTCATGCGGCTTATCCGACCCCCGCCGGGGCGCCGACCGCTGCCGCTTATACGGCTACATTTACTAAGTTCCGAGCACTTAAAAGAAGCAATTAAGGTCACGTCCAAATCTATGTGCCTAGGGAGTAGAAACGGATGACAGACTATAAAGTTATTAACACTGTAGCGGCCGCCGATATTAAAATCATATCGAATACTGCTATAGCAGATATTCGTTCAGTTACTGGAGATGTCAAGCAACCTAGCAGCGGCTTTGAGGGCGAGTACGATTTAGACAGTATTGATAAATTTACTAGTATCAACAATATGAGCTACGGATCGAGGACGAGCGGGTGGAAGGGGCCTTGGGTCGGAATCGGCAAGACTGCTCTCGATCCGACCTACTCATGGAAGTCTGCTTGCAGGTCGGTTGCCGAAATATCAGGCGAGGTCGGCGGTACCGCTTACGTTGAATGGAAAAACGACCTAGGCTACAACACCGCTTGGAATATACTGGTCGGCTTAGGCTACGTCGACGATGATAATTGCGGCGGCGTGGATCCACGCGATTGGTTAACGTGGACATGGGAGCTCATTGCCGGTGGGACCAAAGCATGGTGCGGTACGTGCGTAGGCCCCGTCCCACCGGCGGGAGCAACCGCCGGGTACGAGATGGTTGATAATTTTCAAAATTGGACCAATGGAGTCACCGCGAACTTCACAAACTATCGAACATGTAGGCTTGAGGTTAACAGCGGCGTCGTGAGTTGGAAGTACAAGGATGGGGCGGGAAGTTGGACGACAATATATTCTTCTCCCAGAACTGTTGATATAGCGGGGAACAGTAATCTAGTTGCATGCGTCTTAGTAAAATCACCTCATGGATCGGGCGCAACCCCCGAGAATCTCAAGCTCTACGGAAATTTAGTTAATACATAAATAAGTAATTTACACAACCTTCATGAAGATTTAATCTATCAGTGCTACTAATACTATAGTTCGCAACTATTTAATTTAAAGTGTGGTTTTGTGTCGATCGAAGTAAGTTGCCACAGGGAGTGAAATATTAAATTATGAGTGGTTGGGCGTTTATAGGGTGTGGTTCTGGAAGTGTGGCACCAGATTACTGTACAGAACCTCTTTCAGCTAGTGTCATAGTCGGTTGCTCTCCTCTCTCTATTTCTGCCTCCCAAGTTGACGTGACCAGCAGCATACGTATATCTGGATCTAAGCAGATAATGTTTGGCGCGCTTGGCAGCAGCCAATATATTCACGGGGATGAAGCTGGTAATACACTGACCATGCATGCTGACGGCGATTTACAATTCGACTGCGGCGGCGATCGTATTAGTTGGAGGAACTCTGGAGGAACATCCGTAGGAGAGATGAACACCCTCACCCCTGGCGCGTGGATATTCAATGATTCTACGTCGACCGAGGTCATGCGAATAAACAGTAGCAGACACTCACTATTTGTAACAGGCCCGTCGATCTTGGGCAACGAAGTCCACTTGGGCGCCGGAAACCCGGGCAACGAAGTCACAACGAACGGCTTGCTACAAGTCTCCGGAGGGATGCAGTTTGGAATTAGCTCCTCTCTTGCTAGCGGCGGAGGTATCGACCTTGTTTATCAGCCGTTTGTTACGACGGCGAGTATAAATGTTACAAATGTGGGTCGCACCTATGTTGTTTTCAGCGGATCGTCGCCCTTAACGGCTACGTTGGGGCCCATTATGCCAGGACGCCTTGTTAATATCAAGCGTCACTGGGCTATGGGCCATGGCGTAGAAATCGAGACCGCCGGCGGAAATCAAATAGATGGAGCAGCCAGCCTAACGCTAACAAGCGCCGGCGATTCTGTTACATTGCTTAACTTGACAGAGACAACCGCCAGCATAGCATCACATTGGCATATATTTTAGGAGAAATTGATGGCATATAAATTCATGAGAGGTAACATAGTCATTGGTGGAAATCTGGGAGTTGATACGAAGCACCCTCTAGCTAAATTAGACGTTAACGGATCTTTAAGTGTAGCTACGCGGTACCTAGGTGATGCCGGCGATCCGCCGGTCTTCACTCGCGACGCGGACACAGAGGACTTTCACTTCGACATGGAGCCTACGACGACGCCCGTCTCTGTACAACTCCCCACTCTAGCTTCGAGTGTTGGGACCATATATAGTTTTAAGAAAGTCATTGCCGGCGGGAACACAGCCACCGTATATGCGCAGGCCGGCGAATGCATCGATGATGACTGTACAGCGGCTCCCTCGAAAGCTAACGTTACTTTAAGCTCGAATGGAGAGGCTATTATTCTAATTAATGCTGGAGGCCGATGGCGATCGATCGCGCATATGACATCAAATCCATAGAAAAACTCCCAGCAACGTAAGGACGCGAGAGCGACCAAAAAGTAATTCAAATCGTCTTTTCTTTGTCTTAATAACTAATTAAAAATGTAAAGATGTACTGTAGGAGTTAATTTATGTCTTCATTATTGGAACAGGCCATTGTAGATGCGACCGCACTAAAAGAGGCCGCATTAAAAAATGCCGAAAACGCAGTTTTAGAGAAGTATTCTCTAGAAGTAAAAACTGCCTTAGACACCCTCTTGGAGCAAGATGAAGCTCCTGCGGTGGATTCTTCTTTTTTGGATGAAGTGCCACTCGCCCATGAGGATGTGGACATAGAAGGGCTCGAAGATGATGAAACCATTGAAATTGACTTTGATGACCTCCGAGCGCGCCTGCACGCCGAAGAAGAGGCTGGCGTTGAGCCAGAGGCCGACGAGCTTATGAGTTCGGAAGAAACGGCCGAAGAGATCTTTGGGGCCGGCGAAGAAGACCTAGGCGCAGAGGCTCCCGAAGATGACCTAGATATGGATATGGGAGGCCTAGCTGAAGAAATAGAAATTTCTGATGAGCTAGTAGATGCCCTCGCAGAAGAATTAACGGTTGATGTGGCTGCCCGCCTTGGAGGCTGGGCCCCCGTTGCTAGCGGTGAAACGTCAGAACATGTTGCGGAGATGGAAGCAGAAGAAGAAGCTGCAGCCGCCCAATCACAAGAAGTTACTGACGAGCAAGAAAAATATAGATCCGCAGAACTTTATGAAGCACTAAAAGAACATAAAAATGAAATTAAAGATTTACGGTCTTTGCTCGGTGAAGCAAAGACTCAATTGAATATTTTGATTTTGGAGAACGCCAAACTCCTTTATCAGAATAAGGCTTTGAATAGCACCTCCTTGAATGAGCGACAACGCGAAAGAATTGTCGAGGCTGTTCGAAATGCCAGTTCGGTAGAAGAAGCAAAGGTCTTGTTTGAGACTCTTCAAAGCGCAGTGGGTGAACGTAAAGTTCGCCGCTCAGAATCACTTCGCGAAGTAGTAAGCAAGCCTACCGCCTCAATGTTATTATCATCGAATGATTACAAGAGCGGACCGTCTTCTACAGCAGTCGATCCTACCATGGATCGAATGTTACGTTTGGCAGGTTTGAAACAACAATAATAAAGGAGGATTTTTAAAAAATGTCTATTGTTCAGAAACTAACTGAAGGCATCATTAATCGAGATCTCTCAAAAGAGGGCGCGGCTCTTATCTCTAAGTGGGAAAAGACCGGACTTCTAGAGGGCCTTGAAAGTGATCACCTTCGAAATGGAATGGCCTCTTTGCTTGAAAACCAGGCAAAAGAACTACTCCGTGAGTCATCCGCCATGTCGGCTGGTGACGTTGAGGGCTTTGCAGCTGTTGCATTCCCCCTCGTTCGCCGTGTATTCGGCAATCTAATCGCTAACGATCTCGTTAGCGTTCAGCCCATGAGCTTGCCTTCTGGTCTGATTTTCTTCCTAGACTTCACGGTCTCGGATGAAATTGGTGCAGATAATATCGCGACAACTCGTTTGGGTTACCCCCCAAACACATCGTTCTATGGTGGAGGCGTTGTTGGTGCTGGTATCACTCAGGGTGTTAACCTCGATGGGGTTAACGCTGAGCGTGGTCCGTATGCACTTAACAACGGCTACTCGTCACCGACTGGTTCTAACACCGCCGCAGTCACAGCGTGGCCTGTTCTAGTTTCCGGCACCGCCGGCGACCACGATCAGCTACTTGCGGCTGACGGTGTTCAGACCTTGGGTACTTTGACTGGCTTTGATATGGATCTTATTTCTGGCACAACGACTGTTGCTGTCTTTGATATGCAAATTCAGAGCACGGTCGCGTCTCCCGGTGCTGACGGTGTTATCGGTGGTACGACCATTGCTGACTTCGGATTTAATTTCGATGATCTGACCGCGATTCAGGTGAATACCGCCGCCGGCTTCGGCGTGTGGAACTCCGGAACGTTGGCTCGGCGCCTGTGGCGCTTTAGTTCGGCGTCTTTGGCTGGGCCCATTAATGATCGCGCTGCGACCAACTTCTTGATGGTCGTGTGTTCATACGATGGTGCTTTCTCGGCTAACGACATTGTCGCTAGTGTTCAGGCAGAAGCGGCAACGTGGACGTGGCCGATGGTTGATAACTTCAACAACTCTGCAACGTCTCTCGGAGCCATTGCTGGCCACCCCGAGTGGGGACTGGAAGGTAATGAGAACATCCCGGAGATTGATATTCAGATTGATTCCGTGGCTGTTACTGCGGTCACCAAGAAGCTCAAGGCCAAATGGACTCCAGAGTTGGGACAGGATCTTAATGCCTATCACAACTTGGATGCCGAGGTCGAGCTTACTCAGATCCTATCAGAACAGATTGCTCTAGAGATTGACCGTGAAATTCTTAACGACCTCGTTAAGGGTTCTACGGCTGGTTTGCGATATTGGTCGCGTGCCCCAGGTACGTTCCTCAATCGTGAGCTTGGTACTCCTCTTAACATTGCCGCTGCTTTCACCGGTAATGTGAGCGAGTGGTATGAAACTCTGGTTGAGACTGTTAACGACGTTTCAGCTCAGATCCACCGGAAGACTCTCCGTGGTGGTGCCAACTTTATTGTCTGCGGACCTGAAGTTGCCAACATCCTAGAGTTCACCGCTGGCTTCCGAGCCAATGTCGCTGTTGATAGTGATCGAGGGACTGCCGGCGCTGTTAAGGTCGGTAACCTCTCTAAGAAGTGGGATATCTATGTTGATCCGTACTTCCTCCGAAACGTAGTTTTGGTTGGACGTCGGGGAGGTAGTTTCCTAGAGTCAGGATATGTGTACGCTCCGTACGTGCCGCTCCAGACGACTCCCACCATCTTTGGTGTCGAAGATTTCGTGCCCCGCAAGGGTGTCATGACTCGGTACGCCAAGCAGATGGTGCGTCCCGATATGTATGGGCTGGTTGTTATTGCTGATATGGAAGGCTAATAGCTAGATCCTTATTTGGATAAATAAGTGAAAGCCCCGGCTCATTAGAGCCGGGGCTTTCTATTTATGATAGAACCACTATTTACCTTGAGGATATTATATGGCGCTTCCAGTTTTAAGACCAAAGTCTACAACCAATAAAAACGTTTTGCCAGCGACGGGCTCTGAGTCTAATGTGGCTGCGACGTTGCCATTTGGGATATACGCCGCTGTTCCTCAGTTCCTATCTGGCGCGGCAGATCAGGTTGCCTATACATATAAAAAATTGGGCGGCGATGTTCTAGATATTGAATTGACACAGGGTAATATTTATGCAGCCTATGAAGAGGCGGTCCTAGAATACTCTTATATAGTTAACGTACACCAATCAAAGAATGCTCTGTCGAGCTTTTTGGGGCATACAACCGCCTCCTTTGACCAAGACGGCCAGATAGTAGCCGGCGATGGCCTGGCGGGCACGGAGATAGAACTTAAATATCCTAAATTTGATTATGGTTACATGAGGCGCCTCAGCGACCGTGCAATTACTGAAACGGCACTAGGGGGAACAGATAATATTTATTCCGGGTCGTTCCCGACTCATGCTGGTCAGCAAGATTATAATGTACAAAGTATAATATCGGCATCCGCGGCCAACGACGCCTCGGTACCATATTTTGGAAGAGTTGGAAATAGAAAAATTATAATTCGGAGAGTCTATTATAAAACCCCGAATGCGATGTGGCGTTTCTATGGCTATTACGGAGGATTTTCTGTAGTGGGGAACCTACGAACCTACGGGCAGTATGCTGATGATTCCACATTTGATATTGTGCCCGTTTGGCAAAACAAACTTCAGGCCATGGCGTACGAAGATGCTCTTAATACTCGGGTTTCGCACTGGTCTTACGAAATCAAAAATAATAATCTAAGAATATTTCCTCAACCAAATTCCACGTTCCCTGGCAGCCTTTGGTTTAATTTTACCATCCCTCGCGATCCATGGGAGGAATCAGAACCAGACCGCACAACTGGCATAGAGGGTATCAACAATATGAATACGCTCCCATTCCAAAATATTGCGTACACTAGCATTAATTCAATTGGCAAGCAGTGGATTAGGCGGTTTTCTTTAGCTCTGGCAAAAGAAATGTTGGGCCAGGTCCGAGGTAAGTTTAATGTAGTGCCTATTCCGGGTGACAATGTGACCCTAAACCACGCAGATCTCCTGGGTCAAGCAAAAGCAGAGCAAGACGCTCTAAGGGAAGAACTCAGAACAACTTTTGATGAGCTTACATATGCCAAACTTGCAGAGGTGGACGCCGTAATGGGAGATAATACTGAAAAAATGTTGGGCGATATTCCGACCGGCATATTTGTAGGGTAGATAGATGGGAAACCCAGATGACAAATGGACACAACCTGACGCTCCCCCTCCTCCCATGTTTTTTGGGAAAAAAGAGAGAGATCTGGTTAAGCAAGTCAACGATGAATTGGCCGAACGAGTTATTGGTCAAACGGTCCTCTATTATCCCATAGATTTAGACACTACAAATTTTCATCCGTTGTACGGAGAGTCACTCCACAAGACATTCCTGCCACCTGTTCGTGTATACGCGTATGTGGTGGTTGAGAACGAGCAGAAGAACGATAAATATAGTTATGACTACCAAACAAAACTAACAATTAATTTTCATCGTAAGCGACTTACAGCAGATCAAAACTTGTATGTACGAGTGGGAGATTTTGTTCAGTATGGTGACGAATTGTATGAAATAGTTCGCACATACAACGATACGAGATACTATTTTGGCCAAGTGGATCATAAATTCCAGATCAGTGCTGAGTGTGTGCGCGCACGGAGAGGAACGTTCAGGGGCATTAACGATGGCGCCAACCAAAATGGTGCACCATCGGGACAGGTATAGGAGATTCAAGTGCCAGTTAAAAAAACACAAGACGAATTGCAAAACCAGACGGCCAATAGATTTAATTATGTGGGGTCTAAAAACGTACAGGAGAAATTACATGAAATTGTTTTTATGCCCTCCACCCTAGAGACGATTGATTTTGCTTTATATAATTTTGTTAATGATACAATGAATCTTTCTACCACCACTAACGAAGGATTTAATAAGGTGCCGGTTATATGGGCTAGCGCTGAAAGATCTTTCCAAATTAAAAATCGAAAAAACATCCGCGATAGAGAAGAATCGCTGATTCTCCCACTGATTACGGTGGAACGAAAGACTGTGGTAAAAGATCCACAAAAACGCGGCGTTCCATATGCTAACTTATATCCAGTGAACGATGAAAAAGGTGGAACGATTACTATTTCTCGCCGCATAAATCAAAAAAAGACGGCCGAATTCCAAAACAACTTTGCGCGTAGGCGTTATGGCGTAGGCGGAGCTGTCAGATCGGGATTAGAGAGCACCAATAAAAGAAATATGTCTACGCAGAGAGTAGTATATGAAACAATTACCATTCCTCTCCCTACTTGGATTAATGTAACCTATGAAATTAGCCTAAGAACTGAATATCAACAGCAACTTAATGATCTTCTCCAGCCGTGGGTGACTGTTTCGGGGAATAGCACGACTCCTCCCAGGATTGAACATGATAATCACAAATTTGAAGTGTTTTTGGAAGGAGACTACTCCAACGCGAGCAACGCTGGTAACATGGAGATGGCGCAAAGAAATTACGAGACAGTTATATCCGCTAGAGTATTAGGATATTTAATTGGCGAAGGGGACAACCAAGAGAGGCCGAAGCTTGTTCGAAGAGAAAACGCCGTTGAATTTAAATTCGCGCGCGAACATGTTATTTTAGGTGATATTCCCGAAAATATTGATAGTAGAGGATTTTATAGAGAATAATACTGTTAGGTCGCTCTCGTACTATTTAATAATGAATAACATTAGGTTGTTGATCGAGATTTAAAGAGGAGATCTCCTAGTATGTCAGTTAAGAAGTTTAGGTTTGTATCGCCTGGCGTATTTATTAATGAAATTGATAATTCGCA